GTGACCCGAGCCAACCCCCTCGCCCTGTTGACCTTCGCCCTGGCCCTGACCGGCTGTGCCGGCGGCACCCCGCCCCAACCCAACAGCAACCTGGGCTGGAACCACCCCGGCATGCAGCTGGGCGGCGACAAAGGCCTGCCCCTGCGCACAGAAGCCCCATGTCGCAAGCGCGGCTGCGACAACGACAAGCTGTTTTTCAACCCGGGTAAAAACGAGCCTAGCGTCACCACCATGCACCGCGGCTGGTAGGAAAATTCTTCTTTTGGGCCGGTGACTTAGGTCTTTTGCGAACATTCGCAAGGAAGTGGTTTACAGGCGCCAAACGATCGCTATAATGACGCCCCATTGCCGGTATAGCTCAGATGGTAGAGCAACTGACTTGTAATCAGTAGGTCCCGGGTTCGATTCCTGGTGCCGGCACCATATAAATCAAGGGCTTGCAGCGATGCAGGCCCTTTTTTTTGCCCCCGACGTAACAAGCGACGTAACAAGCGCACCGCGGGCGGCGTGGATGCGGGGAGGTTTGGTGGCATGAGCAACCGATACGGCAACGCGAAGCCTGGCGAGTTTCTGCCTGGGCTGATCCTTCCACCAGTCATCCACGCGCAGCTGCGCAAGCGTCTTACAGAGATCGGTGTGGCTGATAGCCCGGTCAATTGCCTCATTGCCCAAGCGCGGGCCGAGGGCTTGGTCGAAGCGCTCGAGCTCCTTAAAGCGGTAGAGGCTGCTGCTGTTGAACGTCTGTACCTGGTGATCGACCAGGACGCCACCAAACGACTGGAAGAGCTGAGTCGGGATGGTGCCAAGTAGCAGTGTCGCGGTGTGAGAGGCCCGGTTTTTAAAGCCCCGGGCTGTGAGCATGCGTGGCACATAGCGCCCCTATGCACGTGGCAGAGAAAAATTTAGGTTGACCCCTAAAAAGCTTGTCAGATTTGTCAGATTGTTCTTCTTACCTATGTCTAACCCTTATATCTCAAGGCTTTCAGCGTTTTGATGTAGTGTCAGAAAGGTGTCAACGGACCGTCAGAACCTGACAAAACCGCACTGTCAGATTCCACCTTTTCAAGTCCTTGATTTATAAGGCTTTTCTATTCTGCGTGTCAGATCTGCATCGTTTTTGACACAACGTTGTCAGATCGCAAACCCAGTAAATCCGCGGCCTCCAGCCGACTCCCTGACAGATATCCATGATCTGACAGGCTTTTGGGGGTCAGCCTGAAAAACCTTTCATGGGGCACCCCGAAGCTATTCTTCAAAATGCCCCACGAAGCGACCTAATCGAGAGAAGAAAATGCGCAAAGCAGCCACCCATGCAGCCCTCCCGAAAATCGAACTGATCAAGAATGGCGAGGCCTGGGAGGTGCATTGGGACTACCAGGAAGCTCCGGAAAGCGCCGTACTGTTCAAGCGTCGCGAGTACCTGGATGGCTACATACATGGCAGCCTGGACGGAATCGGCATTCACCCGAAGAACGTCTCCTGCGCCAGTGCGCGTACAGGCACTGTGAAACGCCTGACCGAAGACCAGGCGGTGAGGTTTAAAGCCCGGCTCGAGCACATCTTGATCCCCGTTGTGGCCAAAGAATTTGAGCGGCTGAAGAACCTGGGCGACCTTCCACACATGTGGCTGGCGACCGGTACCGAGGAGTGAAACGCTTTGCAATGCCGGTGAATTGCTGAGCCCCCACCCGCCGGGGGTCCCAGCTGGATCGGCGCCCTGCTCCTGGTGCGCTGTGCACGCACGAAAAGGACAGTGTCCGAAAATGAAAAACCCGGAAAACGGGTATTTTTTCGCCAGTCCTTCACGGAATCCGCGGGCTCCAGCCATGGGCGGCCTGTCCCGTCACAGCGGCCAGTCAGCCGCACGGCGTTGCACAACCTTTCATTTTCTTTCACAGCGTGCAATTGCCACCGACCTGCGCGGGCCCAGATACGGCGGGGCCTGCAGCTTTGTTTGCACCACCCGGCCGGTTTGCACGATTTCACGACGAAAAGTGCGTCGGCGGGAGGGGGATAAGTGATTTTCCTTGCCATTTTTTTTTCGGGAACAAGTTTTCCAGCCGCGATCAAGCGGTCAGGTGATTTTTTCGTTTGATGGGCGCGCGGGCGGCACGTGGCATACTGACACCACCTGGGAAGACATGGCCGTAGACATGGATATTGATAGCTTCGCTCAATGCCTTGAGTTCATTCAAACAACTGCTTCGAACAAACCGCCCTTGGAAGGGTATCTGCCAATAGTCGGTACCTTATTGGGCACTGGCTTGGGATTCGGGTTGAACCAATATGTATCTTGGCGAAAGGATGGAAAAACAAAGAAGGCGAAGAAACGCTGTTGCGAGGAAGATCTGGCTGAGCTAATTCATATTTGCGATCATACGTTAAAAAGCATGATGGAGTTTTGCGGCCCAATTAGCGTGAAGCAGCGCCCCTTGGATCACAACCTTCTATCCACGGTCGACCTCCCGCTTCTTGATGAATATTATCCAGAAATCGCTCATAGCTTTAGCGTGGATCAGAGATATTGGATAAAGATCATATTTCGGTATGTCAAAGACCTTAACAAAAATTTAGAAGAACTTTTCAATCATCATGATGAGAAGTCTCTCTATCGTATATCGATAACCCTGCTGAACACGACAGCAATCCTCATGCAAACCTATCGACTATCTACCTGGGCACTTGCAGACAAAAAGCATGACCTATCGGATGGCGAGGACTTATTGCGTGAAATCGAGATCAGCGAAGAAGATATAGCGGCATATAATTTATTGAAACACAACGCCGACAATCAAAACGCTGTGCTCCGGCTAATAAATGAATAAAGAAAAGCCCGCTAATTGGCGGGCTTTTCATCAAGGCATATTGGTTAAACGGAGATACCCAATCGCGCCATTCGCTTGCGTACTACCGCGATCTGCGCGTTGATCTCTGCATCGGTCAAGTAGGCAGAATGAATCGCTACGAAGCTAATATCCGCTTCACCAGGGAAGCCACGAGTGGCAGATCCAATGCGATAAAGATTGTTGGTCAGCACACGCTTATTGCTGTTCACACCGGTGGTCACTATTCCCGCCGTGTGGTCAACCATGATTGTCGGAGCACCCGATTTCGCTCGGAGCGATTTCAAGGCCCAGTTACCAGGTGGCGTGCCGTAGGCGACGATGTTGGCGGTCGTCACTACCCCAGCCCCATCATCACGGCTTGCCGAAGCTTTACTCGCAGTTGGATGGTCGAGATACAAGTTACCACCGGACGCCTCACCCGTGTAACCGATAGTCTTAATGCTGCCAGCGTGTGCACCGACAATAAATACGCCGTCAGCACTACCGGTTGGCACTACCGGCGCCCGCGATACGGCAATGATAGTGACCTCATCACTATCAGGAATCTGGGTTTGGAGGTAATTTGTGTTGCCCTTGAAGCGTCCATATCCAGCGTACGCTGCTGGCGATCCGACAATCACAGCGTCTGGCTTGTCGGGAGCGCGGTTGAACCAGAAACGGCTAGGATCGCTGTCCAGAGTAAACCAACCCTCCAAATTACGCGTGACAGGTGGTTCAACTTTTACGTACCAGATGCTGCCCAAGTTTGCCGATTTAACGTTAGTGCCCATGATTATTCCTAGTATTTAAGTCAAAGAGACAGCGCTGCTGCCGCTACGTAGTTGGCGAGAACTTCATACAGCCCATATCGTCCGGCGTCTTCGGGGTGAATAAGGTTGAGAAACTTGCCAGGCAGGAATCCGTCCTGGTCTGCTGTTCCAGTTGGAAGCGGGTAGCCAGCCTCCGAACTTACCAATGCCCAAGTTGGAGCCATGTACACCTTGCTGTCGCCAAAGTCTGCAACAGCGCGTCGCATTGCCCGAATCATTGGGGTGTAGTGACTCGTCCACAGTTGATTGCGCTGGGTGCTGTAAGCGGTCCCAGGCAGCGACCTGACAATCCGCGCATTCGGCCACGCTGCGAGGATCTGCCGATACATCAGCATGTCGTCCGCATAGGTGCGCTCAGCAATCGTCTCGGCGCCCAAGTCGCGCACGTTGTTCGTACCGAGGGCGCTGATGACCACGTCCGGAGTCTCCAGCCCAAACCGGGACTGGTAGAACGCCGGGTCGAAGACATAGCCGTTGCGCACGATTTCCGCAGGATCTGAGCCGGTTGCTGCTCGAACGAATGGGTTGATGCGTTGCTTATCCACCTTACCAAGCGCCATGTACGCAGCTTCACCACCGGGTTCAACGACTCGTAGCCGGTCGATCACGTCCGCGGTGAAATCGCCAGTCTCCCAGCCTTCCCGCCCCTCACCTAACTCGCCGCTGTCGTCCGAGTTATTTGTAGGGCTACCCGAACCTGGGAGCGTGCCGATCATGGTGGCGGCGAATCCCAGTTTTTGCAGGTAGGCCTTGAGAAGTTGGGCACCTTGGCGATTGGAGATACTGTCGCCTATGAGGAGCACCTTCACTGGCCGCACGGGCGACTGAACTGGAACTTTCAAGACCTTGACTGGCATCGACAGCCGGCTGTCTGGGCTATCTACTGGGCGAAGGTGCAGCGCCGCGCTGCTACCGAACCGTGCCGCGTCCAGCTGGAGCACTGTACCTTCGGAGATCGCACCGGTACCAACGCTGGCCAGCGACGCAACCACGGACGTAGATCGGTCGCGGTAAGCCATCATGTTGTTGACATAGATCGAGACTTCCCCGTTCTCCGGTACAGCGATCGTCGGGTGGAACAGCAGTCCACCCTCGAAAGGCAGGACCGGTGGTTGCACGGGTGCCTGCAGTGGCTTAGAGAGGTCGACGACGACTTCCCGTTCATCGTTCAGGATGCGCAGGCCGGGGCGCTCGGTAGCCTCAAACTCCATGTTGCCCAGGCGGAAGCCTTGGGAGTTGCCATGCACCAAGGCCCCGTATTCATCATCCCCAAGGCTGGTGGCATCGATGTCAGCCGTGACCGCGAAGCTGGGTGTTGCCAAGCTTTTTTCCGTGAAAGTGGCCAGCTCCTCTCGCTCATCGTTGAGCACCGACAGAAAGCTGCCAGTGTTGGAGGTTCCCGCGATGAGCGCGGCCTGGTCTTTCAGCACTTTGGTAGACGGATAGGAGTTGATCTCGACGGCCACTCCCGCCCTGTTCTCATACACCACGAGGCTCTCGTCGCCCACGGCGCTGACGACAAACCGCTGTCCATTGGTGGTCGACTGCAAGCCCTCGGAAATGCTGTTTTTTAGACCTGCCGCAACCCCGGCGGCGTCGCGGGCTAACTCCGACCGATCGGCGGCCGCGTCGGCGGCTGCTTGCGTATCGGTGACGTCGTTGCACTGCACTTGAATACGATTGTCACGCTTGCCAAACACCACGCGCAGATCATAGATCCCGTTCGGTGCGGCGAACTGCGCCATGCCTGCGGCATCGGTGCTGAACGGGTTATGCAGCGGCGTGCCATTGGCTTTCAACAGGCCGGTGACCAGCGATTCAGTCCCACGGGTGTAGAGGTAGCAAACCGCACCTGCGAGGATGTTGCCGGCATCGTCCTGGGCGAAAAAGTTCTTTAGTTCCATGGTGATCCTTACGCGGTAATCGGTTTTAGCTGTTGAGCCAACAGCGTCGCACTGGCGGACTTGGCCGTGAATTGAGTGGCATCAGTTGGACTTGGCGCTGGACCAGGGACGTGGGTGTGAGCGGCCAACTGGGCCGACAACTGCTGCACCAGGTCGATCAGGTCGCATAGCACCTGCAGCACGTTCACCGACTCGGAACCGAGCCAGGTGGTCGGGGCGATGCTGCGGCGAGCGCCCTGGACGCGCTCGAGCAGATCGCCCCCGACGGTCAGGTTGAGCTTCTGGCCCACCACTTCGTTTAGGTCGCGCCCTGTGGACAGGCCCAGGTCATCGATCGCGGCCAGCGAGGCGCCCCCGGCGGAAAGCAGCTTGAGCGCGCCCATGGCCTCGATCGTTTTGATGCCGCCCACGGACTCGCGGGAGTGGTCATCCACTGTGCGGCTGTCGCTCTGGTACTGCTCGGCGTTGCTGAGACTTTCCACCACTCGCTCGGTCGACTTGTCGCGGATCCGGCCGTCTGTCTGCCGTGTCCAGTCACCATTGGCCTCGACTCGCTGCTGCGAGGCCTCGCTGTGCTGCCAGACCTGGTCACCTTTGGGCAGCTTTGGCAGGGACAGACCGTGCGGGAGGATGCACTGGATGAAGGGCTTGTGCGGCAGGCCCTGGGCGAACGATACGACCACTTTGGTGCCTTCCTCGGGAAAGCTGAAAAAGCCCATTTCGTCGCCACCAGTGGGAACCGGTACCGGCACGCCGGCCAGCATTGGCATGCCCTTGTCCGGCTCATTGTTCTCGTCCAGGACCTGGAGATCCACGGCGAAGCGCGGGCGGAACTCATCGCAGATGCCGGCACCGGCGGGCGCGTCGGCCACGCTGACGACCTGGGCAAAGCGCGGCAGGTGATAACCCCCGCTCAGCTCGGGAAACATGCGCTCTACACAGCGCCGGATTGCATCTTCCATTTGATCGCCATATTGGTGCCGACGAGTGCCACGGAGGTGACCCGCTCGCCCTGGTTGATGGTTGCACCAGGACGGAGCCCGGGAAGTGCCGCGATAACGGCGCTCTGGTTGCCCTGGTAGTTATTGAACAGCTCGACCGGCAGCTGCAGCGGCGATCGCTGTCCGAAGAAGCTGTGCGCCCAGCTGCCGACGAAAACTTCCCCGTTGCCCTGCTGCTGCCACACCAGGTCGGAGATCGAAAAAACCCGAGCCAGGCTGTCCATGGCCTGGAAGCCAGACGCCAAGCTGTAGAAATAAGGCGCCTTGGTGGTGGTATAGGCCTGCTCGGGCACACGGAAGCGCAGCCCGGTCTGGTCACTGATGGCAGCCAGCACCGTGCGCAGATCGGCATGACGCAGGTTCAACGGCAGCGGCTGGGCCAGAATTGCGGCCAGTTCGCGGCAGTACAGCACCTGCTCCCGCTGGTTCACGGCGGTGCTGCGCTCCACGTAGCCAATGAAATGGCGCTGCAAGGTGGCGTCGTTGTAGCCAATGTCGAGCGTGACCAGGCCGGTTACCGGCGCGGTTGCCTGGATAGTGAACTGGGCGCGGCCAGGGGTGGCCAGCTCAAGGCGAACATCATCCTTGACCAGAACGTGCTCGAGGCCGGCGATGCGCAAAACCTTATGGAGCTTCACGATTGCCTACCCAGGTAGTCGTCGACATTTTTCAGGATTGCCTCGAAACCAGTCAGCTCCTGACCTACGCCAGTACCGCCGGCACCGGCTCCGGTGCTGCTGCCACTGACGCCTTGCCCGGGGGCGCTCTGGGTCCCAACCGCATTGGCCGCTCGGCGCTTCTCCACGCGCTCGGGGTTCGACAGTTTTTCGGTCAGGGTGAACTGGACCCGCCAGGCTCGCAGCGTGTCGTCTTCGCGGGCGCTGACGCCATCCGAGAACTGGACCTGGCGCATACCGATCGCAGTTGCCGTGTCATTGACGATCCGATAGGTCTTGAGCTGGCCACCGCTTTCGGTGGCCTCGGCGAGACGCATGAGCGTGCGCAAGTCTGCCGCGTCGATGAAGCGGATCAGCAAGGTGACAGTCAGGGTCTTGGGCTTGAAGCCCTTGTGTGCGGTGTCGGAGTTGCTGGTCTGCCCCGACATATCACCGCTTTCGATGCGCAGATCCCCGGTGACCTTCATGCCGCGGCCGCGGATGTGTTCACCGTCCAGGAGGAGTGTCATAGGCCCACCAGTTCGCGAACGAAGCTCAGGCCCTTGAGCGATCCCACCAGCATGACGCCGGCGGCCAGTGGCCATTCGTGCCCTGGTGCTTCACCGGCCAGCAGCTCACGGCGCAGCTCTTCGGCGCTACCCGGGCCGATCAGGCGGGCGCTCATGGTGACGTCGGCGCCGGCGCCGTCAAACATCGCCTTCAGCTTGGCGAGCGCCTGGTCCTTTGCCGTGTTGAGCTGGGACTTCCGGCTGGCCAGCGCCTGCAGGTCGGCCAGCGGCGAGCTAGACGCGTAGCTTTCCAGGGCGGCCAGCTGCCCGGACATCACCTGGCTGGCGGCGCGGGTGATAGTCGACTGCTCCAGGGGGAGCTTGCCCCAGAACGGCAGCGTGCCAGCGGTGGGCAGCTCCCACTTGGCGGTTTCCAGCTCGGACAGCCGACCGGCGCGGTTCTGTGCCCGCTTGAGGTCTGCCAGCGGCAGCACAGCATTGAAGCGGCTGAGAGACTCGGCGAAGTGGTCGTATCGAGTCCCCACAAACATTACGACCAGGGCGTATTGCTCTCCCGCTGGGCGGTTGGCGTCCGTCACGTCATCGAGCTTGCCCGCCAGGTGCTGGATCAGGTTCGGCGCCGACAGGTACCGCTGCAGCCCCCGGCCTTGGCCAACCCCGCTTTGGAACGGGGTCACCACAAGGGCGGCAGGCACTTCGCCCAGGGCCTCGCTCAAAGCGTTACGCCCGGCCTCGACAGCTGCTGCAGCTGCAGCCCCGACCGGCCCCGGGTCGGTGGTGGCCAGGCCTTGCAGCGCGGCAACGCGCTGGTCAGCGTTGGCCAGCTCAGTGTTGGCCATGGTCTTGGCATCATCGAGGGCGGCCAGCCAGTTGGTGGACTGGCTCGGCCAGCGGAGGGTGACAGGGGTCCAGTTCATACCAGATCAGCCTCCCAAACCACCGCTTCCAGTCCGGCAAGGTCTTTGGCGTCACGTGCCTGCTGCAGGCGCTCCTTTAAGCTGTAGGCCTGCTGCAGCAGCTGCAGCTTCAGACGGGTAAAACCATCGGCCACTTGGCGCAGCTGCGCGGCGGTGTGAGGGCGATAGACTTTGATTCCGTCCTGATCAGCACAGGCATAAGACAGATCAACGCCCAGGGCGGCGGCTCCGCTCAGGTTGACCTGATCGTCAAGCGTCGTGCTGTAGCAGTAGCGCTCGCCCAGCACGGCGGACCAGAAGCCGCTGGTGATCTGCAGGCTGCATGTGGCGTCGATTTCCTGTACCCGCTCGTTGTACCGGCGCTCAACCGCTGCAGGGATGTCATCCACCCATTGCCCGTTTTGCCATACCTGGCCAAGTCCTGGCGGGTCCAAGGTATAGCCCGCCGGCAGCTGGCCCAGTCGGTCGATCGACTTTGGCTCGCCGGTCTGAGTGTTGTAGGCCGTCAAGCCCAGGTACGAATCGATCAGCTGCCAGCGCTGGCCATCCCAATGCGCGGCTTTGAATTCTGGTATCGCCGGCGGCGCGATCTCGACGCAGCCGCGTGGAATGAGCCATACGCCTTCCTCCAGCGGCGACGGGTCGGCGTACGCCTGGCCGGTGAAGATGCCGAGGTGATCCGTTTGGTAGACGATCTTGGATTGCATGGCTAGGCCTCAATACTTGATGAAGGCGTTAAACGCGATGTTCAGCGGGCGCGTCTCGCTGCCGCCGGCGGCGTTCACGGTGATCTGGTGCGCGTGATCACCCACAGCTAGGACGCTTACGGTGTGCGTGTGGTCGCCCGACTCGCTGGTGAGCTTGTCGTGAACGCCTGCCTCGCCGTAATTGACGAGGTTGCGGGGTTCGGTGATCTCGCCTGCGGTGTCTACCCCGTCCGGGGTGTAGATGCCGGACCGAACGTAGTGCGCATGATTGCCTGCGGCACCGGTGCTCGCGCCATGGGTGTGGCCCCCGGCGCCGGCTGATGTAGCACCATGGCTGTGGGAGCGGATTTCGTCGGCCTGAGTGCTACCCAGTGCGCGGCCCGGGTCAGTGTTGCGGCCATCGTCAAGGGCGCGGAAGAACAGCCCGCGGGCGTCGGGCAGGTTGAAGGTGTTGATCCCGTCGCCGGCGCCGTGGCGGGTGCCGATCTTGGCAAACAGTCTGGCGAAAACCGTCCGAGAAACGGCGGCGCCGTTCGAGCGCAGCCAACCCACCGGAGGGGAATCCAGGTCAAAGAACGCGACCTGCCCAACCAGGTTGTCCTCGATCAGCGCTCTGGCGGCCTTGACCGCCTTGGTGGTGGCCAGAATGTCGCTGCTATCGCTTTCCGGGTCGTCGCTCTTGGCGTTGGGCAGGTTGCCCAGGCCTACGTCATCCTTGGTGGTGGCCCGAGCGCGCAAGTTCTGGTAGTCACCGACACGTGCAGCGAAGTGCTCGACCAGGGCGCCGGTGACGGGCTGCCACAGGCGCATATCGGTGATCTCGCCGATCGCCGTGATGCTGGCCAGCTCGACTAGGTAGTGCTGATTACCGGTGTCGTCCACGTAATCGGTTTTGTTGCTACCAAACACCACTGACCATTGGGCGGTGACGTCGCTGGCCTGGCGGCGCAGCGTCACGTCAAGCCAGGCCTGCGCCGGCAGTGCTGGCAACTGCACTTTGACCGGCTCCAGCAGCTCCAGGCGGATGCCCCCGACGTAGGCCACGCCGGCTTTGAGCTGATACAGGCCGAAGCTCAGTTCCATTTTGAGGCTGTTGCCCAGGAAGCAGGTGCGCCCGTAAACGTCACGGTTGCTCAGCCGCTCGCGGGTATCGATCCCGGCCAGGCGCACGGTGTAGTCGTGTTGCCAGGTGTTGGCGTCCACGGTGATGCCGGTGATCTCCTGCGCACCGTCGTACTCCACAAGGAAGTTTCGGGTCAGGTTGTTGCCGATCTGCAGCGGCGGGATGTTCTTACGCTTCTGCTGCAGCGGCACGTAGGCCACGGCCAGCAGGACGTTTTCCTCGGATTCCAGGCCGATCCAGTTGAAGTCCCAGTCACCCACGCTGGAATCCACCACCACGCTATAGATCACCTGGTTCGGATTCACGTAGCCGGCGCGGTCCACAGCGGTGGTGAAAACCACTTGAGCTGCAGGCGGCTTGCCAGCGACGCGATCGACCGGAGCCGATGGGTTGAGGCCGGGCACGTTGGCGAACACGAAGCGGGCCACGGTCAGTACCTGGTTCGCGGCTTGCTTTTGTGCGATCAGCGACTGACCGGCGAGGGTAATGCTTGCTCCCATGTGGGCTCCTAGGTGTTCTCGGTGGTCGCGAAGGCCAGTTCGTTGATAACGACCAGGCGCTCGGCGCTGTCGTCGTAGGCGGCGTGCAGGGTCTGTTGGTCTTCGTGGAAATGCGCTATGCGCATGCCCAGGGTCACCGGAGTAATGGTGGCGAACTCGTAACGGCGGCAGGTTCGGCCGTACTGCTGCATCAGCACGCGCAGCAGCACGGGGTTGGCGCTCAGCTGGCCATCGGTCAGGTACAGCCGGATAACGTCCCAGTTCTCGCTATCGAAGCGCTCCTCGATTTCGACATAGCCGACGCCCAGGCGCTCGAAGATCCGCACAGTGCCGGCGGTGCTACCGGCGTCCACGGCGTTGATGAAGGCGTATTTCACCCGTTTCCGGTAAAGGCTCTCCGGCTCACCCTGGAAGCGCTGGATGTCGCGCTGCCAGGCCAGCAGATCGAGGACGGTCAGGTGGCATGTCTCGGCATCGACCTGCAGCAGCGGCCAGTTCATCCACGACTCGACCTTGGCCCACCAGGACTGAGCCGCGTCGCGCAGCTTGGAAAGCTCGGCGCCTTCCAGCCAGAAGGGGAGCTTGAGCTTAAGCACCGAGCACCACCTGGACGTCATCAAGGCGCGGGATCGTCAGCTGCGAGACAATGTCGGCGTTATCGAATTTCAGCGAGTCGATACCGGCGAAGGTTTCGTGCAGCTCCTCACCCAGGCGGCTAAACGAGAACCGGGACTGTGGATAAGTCAGGGTCGGCTGATAGTCGCTGGTGGTGCTCTCGCGGAATGCGGCCCGGATGAACAGCTCGATGTCGTTCAGCAGCGCATCCTGGCGCTCCTCACCGACCAGGGCGGTAGGCCAAACCGCGACGCGGATGGTGTGCTGGGTAGCCGGCATTTCCAGCACAAGGAGGTCGTCACCGTGCCCGTGGTTGCCCTGGTCGCGGATATAGCTGTTGATCGTCGCCAGGTAGCTATCCGCCGGCGACCCTGCCTCAAATAGAACGTAAGCATTGGCGCTGCCCGGGCCACGCGGGGCGGTGTGCTCAAAGTACACGCCATCCGGCTGCACGCCCGGGAAGGCCGCGATCATTGCCCGATACACGGCATCGGTGTGCCACTGGTTGACCGCGCTGAACTGATTGCGGGTGCGCAGGCGCAGGTCGTCGTCGTGTTCCTCGTCCGCCCCGGGCTGGGTCAGCCAGCCCTCGGCGTTCACCACCTGGATCACGCCGGGGATCGGCTCGGGCAGGATCGAGTAATAACCAGGTGCAAGGTTGTAGCCACTGCCGGCGTCACTCGCTTCGACCGGTACCAGGACTTGCGCGTCGCCATCCATGAACACCGTCGCGGCAGTGGTGACCAGGACGTAGACGTTGCCGTTGATGGCTACCGACTGCACGCGTACGCCGGCGGGGATCTCCAGTGTTCCGGCGACGCCGCTACGGGTGAACAGCAGCTGCCCCTGGGCTTTGGTCGACGGCTTGCGGGTGACGTTCACCGCCCAAGCGAGCATATCCAGCCAGGCGCCGGTGGCGGTCTTGACGAAGAAATTCGGTAGCACCGTGGTGGCGATGAACTCAATCAGCCACAGCACCGGGTTGGTGACCAGGGCAGTGACCACACGCCAGAACGGCGACCAGGCGCTTGTATTGCTCAGCTTGCTGCCCTGGGCCACCACCTCTTTCTCCCAGGCGGCGCGCAGACCGGCCTCGGTGGTAGGAACGCCGGCGTCCTGCAGAGCTTTTTTGAAGTCGACGTCACTCACAGCACTACCTCAGTGGTTCCAAATGCAACGGTGGTGGCCGTGACCAGGTACTGGCCGCTGCCGGTTTCGGTGATCTGCACGGTGCCCGGTACCAGGCGTTCGTCCTCCTCCACCAGCAGCTCCAGCTGCTTGATGCAGTCGGTGCGGCGGAAGCGGTCACGCTCGGCCATCAGCGTCACCAGCAGGCCGCTGTCGCGGATCATGTGGCCGATGTCCTGGGCGATGCTGGCCCGGTCCTCGACCAGCAGCGGCTGGTTGGAAGGGTCAAGGGTCAGGTCGTTATTGGTGATCAGCAGATCGATGTAGATGCCCATTAGCCGACCGCCATGCCCATCACGTTTTCGATCTCCAGCGGGTTGATTTCCTTGCTGGTGGTGATGTGCATGTTCTCCACGTGCACTTTCTTGCTCTGCTCGTTGTTGTTGGTGGTGGTGCTCTGGATCGAGCGCAGCAGCCCACCCGGCGGTACTGCCGTGGGGCCCTTCGGGCTGATGCTTGCACTGGATTGGTTCAGGTTCTGCCGCGCCTGCTCTGCCTGGACGTCAGGGATTTGCGGGAGCTTCGGCAGATCGGCGAATACGGTGTCGATCTCAACGCCCGGGATCTTGTTGAGCATCCCGATCAGGCTGTTGATGGAGTCTTTGAAGATGGACACGATCCCGTTCCAGGCGCTGCTAGCCATGCCACTCCAGCCGCCGATCGAGCCAAACCAGTCCGAAAGGCTCTGCAGTTGGGCACTGATCCATTGGAACGCCGCGGTGTTCATCAGCGCGCCGGTCCATTGATCCCAGTAGACGATCGCGGCCGCCACCGCTACGCCCAGGGCTAAGATGCCGGCGACGATCAGCAGAACGGGGTTGGCCATCATCGCGGCGTTGACCAGCCAGATCGTCCCCTGCCACAGCAGCATCCCGCCACGAACAAGGCCCATCCAGGTGTACATGAGCGCCATGCCCGCCACGAAGCCGGTGATCATCACGGTGTGATAGAGGAACATGGCGATCGAGCGATAGCCCGTCCAGGTCAGGATTTTCCAGACGACAATCAGGCCCAGCCAGACCATCCGGCCCATGCCCACGACCAAGGTCAGGGCCGACATGGCCGTGATGATGCCGAGCACGGCCAGCGTGGCGATGCCGAGCGCCTTGGTGATGTTCGGGAACAGCTGGGTCCAGCGGGTCAGCGTCTGCCCGATGCCGACCAGCTTGTTCATGAGCGGGGTCAGCATCGGGATCAGCGCTTGGCCAAAGGCGATACGCAGGGCCTGGACTGCCTGCCCGAACTGCTCCCACGGGTCGACCATGGCCTGCGCCATCTTCTCGGCGTTCTCCAGCCCCCGAACCTTGCCCAGCTCAGCGATGCCGTTCCGAAGCCGATCGGTGTCCATGGCCAGCGCGCCGATCACCTGGGCGCCCTCCCCGCCAAACGCCTCGACCAGCTTGGCGTTGCCGGCGGCGTTCTTCAGGTCGCCGAACTTGCCCTGCAGCTTGCCGAGGATGTCCACCATCGGCAGGACTTTGTTGTTGGCGTCGGTGAACTGGATACCCAGCTTTTCCGAGGCGTTGCCGATGTTTTCGAAGAACGCCTTATACCGGCCGCCGGCGTCGCCGCCTTCCATGGTGCTGCTGAGCGTGCCGATCACCGCCATTTGCTCGGCGAAGCTGACGCCCGACGCTGTGGCGATCGCGCCGGCTTCCTTGAAGGCATCTTTCAGCTGCGCCCCATCCGTGCGGAACATCTTCACGGCGAGAGCCGTCTGGCTGGTCAGCTGCTCAACCCACTGCACCCGCCCGACCTTGTCGGCCTCGGACTTGAAGAGGTTATACATGCTGCCCAGGTACTGGCTGGTCGTTTCGGTGTCGGCCTTGGTGGCCTTGGCCAGCACGCTGCTGGCATTGGTAACGGTAGCCAGCTGGTTGCCGACCAGTCCCTGGATGGCACCCTCGATCGACCGGGCCGAGGCCACGAAGTCGACAGCGCTGGCCCCGTACTGCACGGAGAACTCGAGCGCTCTGGCGTTGAGCGAGGCCAGCGCATCCTCGGCCGTACCCATCGCCCGAACATCGCCCAATGCACCGTTCAACTCCCGCGCCGGGTCCAGGAGCGCGGTGATGCCCTCGAACGACTCCCGCATACCCACAAAGCCGGCTCCCATGCGCACGATATTGGCTGCGCCGGCGTCGGCCAGGTCGGTGATGGTGTTCTTGATCTTGCTCGCTGGGCCGGTGACCTTGTCGGTCAGGCTCAGGATGAAGGCCAAGCGGGCAGATTGATCAGCCATGCGGTCATCCGTTCAGTGCGTGGGCAATGCCATTGGCGACGGCGATTTCAGTCCGCCGCCAATACTCGTCTTCCAGCCATTTCGCGGTACCGAGGTTCTCAATCGAGGGTTCGGTACCGGGAAGCCACCGCTGATGCAGGGCACAGAGCTGGCCGAAGCTGCTTTCCGTCAGGCCGTCAGCGTGCTCGAGGACTTTTTTACGATCACGCCCAGGTCAGGGGCGTATTCCTCGACCAAGGCGCTGGCCAGGGTCATGGTGTAAACCGGGTTGGCCAGGAACGGCTTGAGGGAAGCCTTCTGCTCCTGCTTGACGGTGCTCATCAGCAGGTTGTGAGCCGGTGCCACCTTGTTGGCCTGGGTGGTGCCGTTGAAGTACTTGGTGATGTCCTGAGGGGTCAGGGTGAAATCGAATTCCTGCTCTTTGACTTCCAGGGTGATGGTGCGGTTGGCTTCGGTCATGGTGCGGTTCCAGTAGTGGTGGGTTGAGTAGTGCAGAAGCTGCGGATGTGGTCCTGCAGCCCCAGGATCATTTGCTTGCTGACGGCGAGCTGGTCGCGGAGGGTGAAATAATCCGGTCGAGCGTTTGCTGCGAGTTCGGGGGCGCCTGCATCAGCCACGCCGGTACCGGCGGGATCGGCGTGCACAGTGGCTGCGGGGCAACTGGCTTGGACGAACAGCCGCTGATCGCCAGTACCAACAGAAGTGCGCAGATCCTGGTTGGCCTTGAGGGCATTGCTCAGTTCCTCGGTGTGTTTGTTGTCGTTGGCCGCTGCCTGTGCCAGGCGCTCGGCGGTCTGATTGGCGATCTGGATAACGGCATCACGCTCGCTCAGTGCCTGATCGCGCTCCAATCGGGCGGTGTCACGCTGCTCTAGCACGCAGTCGATCAGAAACCAGGTGCTGCCGGCGAACAGCAGCGCGACCAGCACTTGCACGATCAGGAGGCGCATAATTTCGCCTCCGCCAGCCGACGTGCGTGCAGCCCGGGAACGAACACCTTGTTGCCCTTGGCATCAGTGACAAAGGCCCAGACCGGTCGGCCATCCGCGCCCCAGGCCAGGGCGCGGCAGCCCTCAGCGATGCGGCCCGCGTTGATCAGGCCCACGGCTCGGCTCGCGCAGGTACTCGGCTCGCCGAAGTTGTGCCCATGGCTCGACAGTGCGTCGAAGGTGTTCTGGCTGATCTTGTCGTTGGTCAGGCAGCTGGCCAGAACCAGCTGGCCCTTCTCGACCACCAGCTGCTCCACTTCGGCGCAGCGCGCCGGCGACCAGTAATCGCCGACCACTACCGGGTAGGGGCTGGTATGGCGGGTGATGCCCTTGCACACAGTTGGCAGGCCGCGGGCCAGCTGGTCGGCGTACACCACGTTCTGGCCCTCGCCTTCCCAGTCGCCCAGGAACGCCATCAGCGTGCTGCTGCTCAGCACCAGAGCGATTGAGCCCGTCAGAATCTTGTTACGCAGGCTCATGGCTTGATCTTCCAGTCGCGCAGCATCTGGCGGTACTTGGGTACCAGCAGGACGATCTGCAGCACCATGTAGAGCGCGGTCAGCATGTAGGCGACCCCCGACCAGTCGACGGCGCCAGTTACACCGGTTGCCGCGACACCGATAGCGGGCGAGGCCTTGACCAGGGCAACAGCGGTGTCCTGCGCAGCTTGATTGGCGCTCATCGTTGGGCCCCCTTCTCGAAAGTGGACTGGCAAGGGACGCAGCGGGTCATGCCGCCCAGCGCACGGCGCGCCTCGGGAATCTCACCGTCGCAGTCTTCACAGTGGGTCAGGCTCGGCCCGGTCGGGCGTGCACGGGCCAGGGCAGCACTGATCGCCTGATCACGCTGACGCTGCTCCATGTCCTGGGCGCGATCGAACGGGCAAACCATCAGGTCAGGCCCTCGATTTCGGCTGCGGACAGGTACGGCACGCCGTTGATCTTGATGAAGTCCGGGCTGGTCACGTCGTACGGGAGCTTGTGAGTGGTCTTCGCGCCGCCCTTTGGATCGATCGACAGCAGGCTGGAGACGCGCAGCTTGCAACCGAAGGCCTCGATCCGGCATTCCTCGTCGCCGACTTTGCCGAAGAAGACGATGTCGAACGGCTCCAGCTCGCGGAAACTCCCAGCAGTCTTGGCCTGGGCGATGATCAGATTGAAATTGGTGCTGTCCACCTCGATCTCGCCTGCAGCCGATGCGTCACCATCCACCCAGCCGTTGGGAACGCCCCGGGTCTGAGCCACAGCGCTGTTATCGGTGATGTCCAGCGAAGCCGCCTCGACGTGGAGCAAACTGTCACCCAGGTTCACGTCAAAGTTCTTGCCGCTAAGTTTTGCCGACATGGGTTACTCCGAGTCGTCGTTGGAAAGGTCCAGCGCGATGTTCGCGGTGATGTCTTTCGGGCAGTTGAGGGGGCGCAAGGTCAGGTAGGCCACGACCGCGGTTTTGCTGAGCCAGTTGATGACGATGTCGCCATCCTTGGGCTGGGAAATCTCACCCGGGAACACCTGGTCGCCGACGGTGGTGGACTTGGCCATCGCCCGGAGCGGCGCCATCAGGGAGGTGATGTTCTTGGCCATGCTGTTGGCCGTGTTGTTCAGGCGTCGATCAGCGATGCGCTGGATGAGCAGGATCCTGATGCGCCGCGCCGCCTTGTCGACAACGCGCAGGTTCTCGATGACCTGGTAATCACTACCTGGAGCATCGAGCAAGTTGCCGTCAGCCCAGAACACGCCCGGATAGTCCGCGTAGGTCTGCGGCACGGACATGCGAGCGGCATCGAGCACCGACAAGGTGGCGGTCTGCAGTGGGATACCGTCCTTGTCTGCGGGGGTGTCGCCCAGCCCCAGAACAGCGCCGGTGGCAACCCGCATCGGGCTGTCGGCGATGCTGACGGCGGCGTTGGCCAGCCGGCCGGCCAGCACGCCCAGGTTGCTGCCGTGCAGCTGCGGCACCACCATCACCCGCGGTGCCGACAGGCCGTCGGTGATCGCTTTCTGCTCGAGCTGATATTCGCTCCAGGTCTGCGTCGGCAGGATGCCGGCTGAGGCAGCCATCACAAACAGGCGTCGGGCGTACGTGTTGCCGATGGCTACAGCCGCCTCGTTCATGGCCGTCAGCTCAGCGCCGGTGGTCACAGGCTTGGTAATCACCACCGCCTCGACTGAGTAGCCGTTCTGCATGGCCTTGGTCAAAGCGTCCTGCCAGCTGCCGTTGGCGGCCACAGGCATGGCCAGGCAAGCCCAGCGATCGCCGCCATTGAGCCGCGCTGCGTTGATCTGGGTCTTGAGGTCACTGGCCGTGACGCCCAGCTGTACGTCCAGGTCGCTGTCCTGGTTCAGGGCAATGATCTGGCCGACGTTCTTGGACGCGGTACCGATGAAAAGGAAATAGCGCTCAACTTCGGTCACAGCGCCCTGGCCGAGGTTGAGGTTGTTGACGCTGACTTTGCCGAGTGCCATGTACGCCTCGTTAAACAGGTGAGTTGAGGATCTGGCGCAGCACCAGGTTCACCAGCTCGCTGGTTTCGCTGCTGCTCGCGCCTAGGAACTGGCGAGCCGGCAGGGAGATTTCCCAGCTCTGCGCGCCAGAGGTCGCTTGTCGTTCGGTGTCGAGGATCCGGATCAGCAGGCCGGCCTTGGCGTAGTTCAGGTGCTCCTGGATCCATGCGACTGACGCTCGGGTTGCGGCCTTCTTGCCAGGCAGGCGAACCTTGAAGCCCAGCTGACGCAGGCGCTTGGCCTGTTTTTGGGTGGCCGCGGTACCGGGGGGAACCTTGTTCCACTGGCGCATTTGAGCCGCTGTGCGCCGCTCGGATACGCCGTTGTGCTGCTGCGAAGCAACCCAGCGGGTAAGCGCGTTCCGCCAGCCCAGCTCGGCCTCATCGCCGCTCAAGCGGGTGACCTCGAGGAGCTTGCCGAGGCCCGCTTCCATCTTCTTTTTGCCCTTGGTGCTGTCCTTGCGCGGGGCGAAGGGGGTCCCGTCCACGTTCTTCTGGTTGCGGATGCGTTGCCGGCTCAAGGTGCGCACGCGCTTGCTCACGTTGTTGAGCAGGCGTTTGCGCTTGGCCAGCGGCAAGTCCAGGAGGGCAAGCAGGTTCTCGGCCTCGAGCATGCCGCGCACGTCCAGGGCGAGGTCGTTAGGCGCCATCAGCGCTTACCTCCCCGTCCTCGGCCACCCAGAGGTCATACGGGGCAAGGGTCCAGGTCCTGTCCAGCACCTCGAATTCACCCTCAGGGTCTTCGACCAGGTGCTGGGGTTCGATGAACTGAACCTTGATGTCCACGTCGGCCAGGTCGTTGTCGAGCATGGTCACTTCGAAAGTAACGCTCGGCAGGTCCTCGCGGTCCGGGTCGTTCTGCTCGAGCCAGCTGCCAACCAGCGCGAACAGGCGCACCGGCTGATCAGCGAAGCGCTCAATGACAATGGTGGCGGAATACTGCATGTCGCCCATGTGCATGCCCTTCTCGCCCGGCTTCCACACCAGGTCCATCTGCACCTGGTCGGTCCAGCTGTCGAGCTGCTCAGCCAGAACAAGCTGACGCTCGATCAGGTAGCGGGTCAGCGCCTGCAGCTTGATCACAGCAGCACCGCCGTAATGCGGCCGCGGCCCTGAAGGGTGCGGATCGCCTGCTGGCTGTAGGCCAAGAAGGTCTCGGTACGCTCAGGCGCTTCCTTGCCGGTGTTCTCGGCAACTTCTCGGCGGTTGATGGTCGCGAAGTCGGTGAGCGCTGTTGCCTTGGCGCGGCAATACACCGCGCGCTTGTACAAGCCGGCCTTGTAGCCATAGCCCCAGCCTTGAACGGTCATGGGGTCAGCTGCGGCCTGAAGGCTCGAAACGCCCTCTGCCTTGAGGGCGGCCTCGACGCGGGCCAGGTCGGCATTCACTTCGCCCATGGCCACAAAGAGTTGAGTGACCAGCGTTTCGCTCAGGTACTCACCGGGCAGGCGGTAAGCCTTCTGGTACTCAGCCAGGGAGAGGTCCGGCCAGAAGCCGTTGTTCTCGATGGTCTGGTCCACCACGGTTGTTGGCTTGCCTGAAAAGCTCATCGCTGGCCACTCGAAAAGGGCAGGTTGCTGCTGCGGGAAGGCCGGGGTCATGAATGACTCGGCCTTGCCGTAGCAACTCCCTGCGGGGGGGAAGACGGTTACTCGGTGTCGGTGCTGTCGCCGGCCGGCTTTTGCTCGGCCCCTGCCTGCAGAACTTCATCGAGACGGGTTGCAACCTGGGCTGTGGCCTGACCTCCCTCAGCGATCGCCTTGGCCAACGCCTTGCGTGAACCCGCCAGACGCGTGCCTACGCCAATGCTTTCGTACAGGGACTCGGCTCGCTCGAAGTGCACAATGGCGGAGGCCCAATCCTTGCGGTCCATTGCCAGCACGCCGAGCTGCTTGTGGTATCGAGCCGGAATGCGCTCGAACAGGGACCACTCACCATCCACACGGGGCAGCAGGTCGCTGACGTAGGGCTCAGGACTGCGACCGGCTTTGTATTCGGCCTCGGCCCACTCGATCAGCTCGTCCGCCACGAAGGTGGGAATGTCGCGGTTGAAGCGTTCCGGCAGTGCCTGCCCTTGGGACATGGCGAAGTCGGCCAGCTCCAAGGCCTGCTCGAACTGGGTGGTGTCGAACAGCCAGACCAGGACGTACATCAGCACCTGGTTGGGGAAGTTCAGGCCGGATTCGCGATAGCGACCGACGTACTCCAGGTATTTGGGCAGTAGCTCGTCACGCTTGACCACTTGCCGCTGCTCGAGACTGTTGAAACCCGACAAGCGCTCGAGGTCGACCAGCAAGGCGTCCTCCATGAGCTTGTAGTGCTTCTGGGCGTTGGCCGGGCTGGTCAGCGCTGCGGCCGGCGAGTACGCCAACGGTGCGGCACTGGCGGCAGCAGCAGCCGAGCCTTGTGCGAGGGTGCGCCGCTTGTGCGCCAGTGCCAGGCTCATCAGATCACCTCAACGTTTTCGGTCAGGGCGAACTTTTCCAGCTGCTCGATGACGTAGCCCTCGTTGCGGCTGTTGTAGTCCTCGATGCGGGAGCGTTTGGGGTTGTCGACGGTCTGCTTCCGCCAGCTGCTGTCCTGGACGTAGATCGACAGGTTGTCGAAGCTGGTGACCAGCACCGAGTTGACCGGGAAGTTCGGCACGCTGAACGATGGCAGGCCGCCATAGGTGGCGATGACCTGCTGGCTCTCGATGCGCTCTTTCTCGGTCGGCGTGCCGCCCTGGCTGGCGTACAGCTTCGCCTTGTCGGCGGCCAGCAGGTCGCTGCCGATGATGGCCACCAGGTCGCCACCGTCGCGAACACGTTCGTCCACCATCTGCTTGGTGTCATGCACCAGGGCGTCGAGGTTCTCGTAATCGCCACCAGGGCCCATGGTGACCTTGCCCGCCACGGCACCTTCCTTGAGCACCTGCGCCGGGATCTGCTCGCGAGCCTGTTGCAGCCAGCCCTTGTTCACGTCCTGCAGCAGCGGGTACTGGACGATGTCGGTCTGCACTGCGGCATGGGTGCCATGGAAGCCGACCATGATGCGGTCCAGGGCGATCTGCTTCTGCACGGCGGCGGAGTACTTCTGGTGGAAGTCCGGGAACTTCGCCCAGGCGTCGATCTTGGCGTAGGACAAGCTTACGTCCGACTCGGTCGACGACAGCTCGTAGGTGTTTTCGTCCAGCGCCGAGGCATCTTTCGCCTCGCGATCGGTGGTCTTGGTGTTGGTGCGGCCAGTGACCGGGCCGGAGGTGCCCAGGAACACCTTCTGGCCTTTGATCTCGGTGACCAGGACCACGTTGATGCGCTGGAGGAAGTCAGCCTTCGCGGTGATCGCGTCGTTCAGTTCCTGTGCGATGGTCGGCTCGACGCTGAACATACGGGCGACGGTATCCACGCCGTAGGTTTCAGCCATTGCCAGCTGCATAGCAGAGTACATCTGCGCGCCGTAGGAGCTCAGGTTATAGGACATGTCAGAGCACTCGCTTTTTGTCGGCGTTGACACCGGTGGTCCGCGGGATCTGGCGACCCTGCGGGGTGTTAACCAGCTGGTTGAACATGCTTTCGATGTTCGCGATGCTCGAGGCCAGCGCCTGGTTGGTTGGCTGCTGCGCAGCAACAGCTGGTTTTTTGGGCGCTGCGGGACGGCGGCGATTGAATTCGCGCTGTTCTTCGGCAGTGGCAACGATGTCCTCGACAGCCGTCTCAACGGTATCGATCTGCTCCTGGTCAGGATCTGGAGCATCTTCAGTAGCGGGTTCGATCACGGCCTGCAGGCCAGCGGCCACGATCAGAAGTTGCTGCACCAGCGCAGCAAGCGCTGTAGCGGTTGCTTCATCCATTGGGGGTTTGCTCTCGGTTTGTGGTGGGGGAGTGCCAGCGGGCTTGTCGTCCGAGGCGAATCGCTTGAACAGCCCAGTGAGCGCGGAAATGAGCTTCCCGACATCGCTCTTGGGTTCGTTGCTGAACCCATCCATCTGAACAGGGGCTGCGAAGTAGCGGCCTTGTCTGCGGTGGGCGGAGAAGTAGAGTTCCTGGGTACCTACGCTGGCGGGCTCATCGGTGACCGCGATCCCCGTCATGTACGCTTTTCCACGACCCTGGAAGTTCGGCCAGATCTCGATACTGGTGAAAAGCTTCTCGCCCATGTCATTGAGATGCAGCAGCTTGTCGTTGGGCTTGAGTTGCGCTTCCAGAGCGACCTGGCCGGGCTCCAGATCCTCGCCCTCTTCGATCAAGCGGACGGCGTATACGGTGCCGTAGCTCCCCCACTGGCGCTCGTGCTCGCACCAGATAACGGCGGTGTACAGCGACGGACGATAAGTTTCCGCAATGTCGCGCAGCTCCTGGGGAAGGATTTCACGGCCGTCGACTGTTGGGCCGCTGGTGGCTACGCGTTTCCAGAACGAAACGAGGGAACGGGGCATGGGCGTCTACTGGGTTTGTGGCTTTGAGGCCCCCACCATATGAAGTTGCCAGACCCGCAACAAACGGTTTACTTGCGCGGTTCTCCTATTCGCATGATCTAGGAGAAATACGGAAACTTACCGGGAGTTAGCGCCGCAATCGCCGCTTAGACTGCGGCCCATGTACTACTCGAACGAAGTCAAAGAAGCCGCCAAACGCCTTTTCCTGCGTCGCTGCAAAGCGAAGGAAATCCAGGCGCAACTCGGGCTGCCCAATGTCCGGATCGTTTATTACTGGATCCGCCAGGGCGGATGGGAAGACATGCTCACGGATGAGGAACCGCTGACAGCCGTCAGCCGCCGCATCACGTTGCTGTATGAAAAACCCGGAGTATTGAGCGAGGCGGAACAGAACGAGCTCGACCGCTTGATCACGCAGCGCGAACGCCTGGCCAAGCAATGCGCCAAGTCGGCAGCCCCTGCCCCTCAAGCTGAACCGGCTGATAGCCAGGGCGGCGATCAGCCACGCCGTGATCGTGGCGAGCGCGGCCAGCGCCGTCGCGGTGAGCGCGGAGAGGGGAAGAAGCAGAAGGCCCCGAAGAATGATGTCACCGGACTGACCGAGGTCGACTTCCTCGACAAATTCATCAGCAAGATGTTCGGCTACCAGAAAGAGCTGTTCGCTGCCAAACAGAACCCGCTCACCGCCCGGATCCGTAACATCCTGAAGTCCCGGCAGGTCGGTCTGACCTACTACTTCGCCGGCGAGGCCTTCATGGACGCCGTGCTCACCGGTGACAACCAGGTATTCCTGTCGGCCAGCCGGGCCCAGTCTGAGATCTTCCGCAGCTACATCATTTCGTTTGCCCAGGAATGGTTCGGCCTCGAGCTCACCGGCAACCCAATTGTGCTCAGCAAGGACGGCAAGCCGTGGGCCGAACTGCGCTTCCTCAGTACCAACAGCAGCACCGCCCAAGGCCACCACGGGCACGTCTATGTCGACGAATACTTCTGGATCAAGGACTTCGAGAAGCTGAACAAAGTGGCGTCGGCCATGGCCACCCACAAGAAGTGGCGCAAAACCTATTTCTCGACGCCCAGCGCCGTCACGCACCAGGCCTATCCCTTCTGGACAGGCGAATCCTTCCGCAACCGCAAGAAGAAGCGCGGCACGCCTGCTGTGGCGGAATGGCCGGCAGCTGCGGCATACAGCGCCGGCGCGCTATGCCCTGACGGCCAGTGGCGCAAAACGATCACCATCCTGGATGCGATCAATAGCGGGTGCGACCTGTTCGACCTCGAGCAGCTGCAGCTGGAGTACGACGACGACGCGTTTGAGCAGTTGTTCATGTGCAAATTCATCGACAGCTCGCAGGGTGCCTTCCACTTGGCCGACCTGGAGCGCTGCTACAGCGATCTGTCCCTGTGGACAGATTACGACCCCGACGACAAGCGGCCCTTCGGCAACAGCCCGGTCTGGATCGGCTACGACCCCAGTCGTACCCGCGACGATGCAACGTGCGTGGTCATCGCCCCGCCGCTCGAGCAGGGCGCCAAGTTCAGGATCCTGGAGAAACACAGCTGGCGGGGCCAGTCGTTCAAGTACCAGGCCAGCGAGGTCAAGAAGCTCACCGAGCGGTTCAACGTCCAGCACATCGGCATCGACACAACCGGCATTGGCTACGGGGTGTTCGACCTGGTGCGCGATTTCTACCCGCGGGCTCAGCCGATCCACTACAGCCTCGAGACAAAGAACGCCCTGGTGCTCAAGGCGCAGGACACCATCCAGCACGCCCGCATCGAGTGGGATGCCGGCAGCAGCGACATCGCCCAGGCCTTCCTGACCATCAAGCGCGGCACCACCGCCAGCGGCCAGGTGACGTACAGCGCCTCGCGTACAGAAGCTACCGGCCATGCCGACATAGCGTGGGCAATCATGCACGCCCTGCACAACGAACCCCTCAACACCAACCGGCAGCGGCGTAGCCGCTACGTCACCAGCGGATCAGGTAACCATGGCACAACCTCACGTAGCCCAGCAGCAGCCCAGACAGCCCGTGCGAGCCTTCACGTTCGGCGCGCCCGAGGCCGTTCTGACCAACAACATCGCCAACTATCTGGGGGTGTTTCCCAGCGACGACGGCACCATTTACACCCCGCCAGCCTCCCGCGTTGGCCTGGCCAAGCTGCTGCAGGCCAACGCGCACCATGGCGCGATCCCGCCATTCAAGCGCAACCTGCTGCTGCGTGAGTTCATTCCGTCGCGGGGCTTCAGCCTGCAGGCTATGAGCCGATCGGCGCTGGACTTCGTGGTGTTTGGCGAAACGTACCTTCTGCGCAAGCGCAGCGTGTTCGGCCAGGTGCTGGAGCTCGAGCACCTGCCGGCGATCAACATGCGGGTCAAAGTGAACGGTGGGTTCGTGATGCTCATGCCCGATGGCAGCCGGTTGGAGTTTGACCAGGACGAGATCGAGCACATCTTCAACTACGACGTGCAGCAAAACATCTACGGCGTTCCGGACTACTTGGGCGGCCTCCAGGCGCTGCTGCTCAACGAGGCCGCCACCCTGTTCCGCCGTCGCTACTACAACAACGGCGCCCACGTCGGCTACATCTTCTACTCGAACGACCCGAACATGAGCGAGGCCGACGAGGAGGAGCTGCAGGCGCAGATCTCCGGCAGCAAGGGTGTGGGTAACTTCCGCAGCATGTTCGTGAACATCCCGGGCGGCGGTGAGAAGGCCATCCAGATCATCCCGGTGGGTGACTTCCAGTCCAAGGACGATCTGGAGAAGGTCAAGAACATCACCCGTAACGACATCATTGCTGCATGGCGCATGAACCCTGCACTGGCCGGCATCATTCCCGAAAACAGCGGCGGCTTCGGCGACATCGAGAAGATTGATCGCGTCTACACCAACAACGAGATCCGGCCCATCTGCCAGATGTTCAACCAGGTGAATGACACCCTGCGCGAGGATAGGCGAATTAGCTGGAAGGATCCGGTAAATGCCGAGGAAACAACTACATCTGGGAACGTTTCGTAGGTGATGTAACTGAAAAATGCCGGCATAATGATGGCGCATCTGAACCCTGGGGAGGGACACCATGCGAGTCAACTGCACGACTTGCGGCCATAAAGGCCGGATCAGTTCGCGGGAAGAGGTAACCCGCGCCTACGCCAAGCTGTACTGCCAATGCCTGGACGCCAAATGCGGCCATACCTGGGTATCGGAGCTCACGTTCTCACACACGCTGCGCCCATCCGCGCAGCAACTGGACACGCTGATCCTGGATCGCTTCAGGAGCCTTCCGGTGGAGCAGCAAAGGGAGTTGTTCGAACACATGAGCAGGCCTGCAGCCTGATTAGAACCGCCGACCGAATGGTCGGCGGTTTTGTTTGGATGACTCAGGATTCCGTGTCGTCCGGGTTATTGGCCAACTGGTCAATCAAGCGCCCGATCTGGCGTTGTTCCTGATCCGCCATCTGCCGAAAAAGCCGGATCAACCGACGTTCGTTTTCGCTCAGACCGGACCACTTAAAGTCCACCAGGTCAACGCAATCCTGCTCAGCTACTGCCAAATTCAACATTTGCTAACTCCTTGATATGCAATGTGAATTTTCAGTTAACAGGGCAGCGAGAACGCTTTACACGGGAGCACGACGAGTGGATGGAAGATTACTGGCCAGCGTCATCAAACATCGCTTTCAAGAAGCGGCGCAGAGCTCGTTGGTCTTGCGTGGCTATTTGACGGTACTGCTCGATTATCAGGTCTTCTTCAGGGGTGAGAGATTCCTTCGCAACTGTCTGGCGGACCCCAGTGAGTATGAAAGGCACATCGAACCCCATCCCCCAAGCTCTGCTCAGGTAAGTGGCCGTGGCATCACTCGCCCCAGCCTCATAATTGGCTTGGGTACGTTTGACGATGCCACAACCGGCGGCAGCTTGGTCTTGGGTCAGTCCACAACGCTTCCGTTCGTCGCGCAGCCGAGCCCCGATCTCTTTCGAATCGTGCAAAATCTTTCATCCAAGGTGTTTACAAATGCACGAAGGTGCATCATTCTGCATTCTCACTCACACGAAAATGCATGGAAATGCACTATGCCTAATACCCCGATCAGCGAGCAAGCCCGCCAACGAGCACGGAATGAGCTCGAGCGCCGTGGCCAGACGGTGAAAAGTTTTGCACTTCAGAATGGTTTAAACCCCAGCACCGTTTATGCGGTGCTGAGGGGGCAGAGCCAATGTCGGCGGGGGGAGGCACACCGTGCTGCCGTCCTGCTTGGCATCAAGAACGGCGTCATTGAAGAGTAAGGCCACTGGCCACTAGGGAAAACCAGAACATGAATCGCTCAGTTCTCAAGACAAGAAGGATGTGGTCAGCGCGATCATCCGTGCATATCCGGGCGGTCGAGCCAAAGCAGCGGCTCACCTCGGGCTCGAGCTCAAGAAGTTCGACAACCACGCCTATGAAAACAACAACGCTCGCCCGCTCAACGATCTGCAGCTGTGCCAGCTGGAGGCAACAGCCCACACAACGTTCCTGCCGGAGTTCATCGCCTCGCTGTACGGCGGCATCTTCGTCAAGGTCGCGGATGTCGACGCCCTGGACAATGTCGAGCTCTATGCCATGTCGATGGTCACCTCTGCCAAGCGCGGCGCTGTGGACCTCGAGATCGCAAAGGCCTTGGCGGACGGCTCGATCTCCAGCGCTGAGGCAGAGGAAATCATGCATGCCCATGAAGCCCATATGTCCGCACGCCACACCGAGGTCCTGTCAGCAATCGCGCTGCACCGCGCCCGTGCGGGAGTTGCAGCATGAGTACTACGCACCCCGATTACCAGGACGTGCTCAAGTCCTCGGCGATGCACTACTTGCAACGCCACCAGGCCGAACACCTGACCGGCGACGACCGCTTGTTCGCCCGTGCAGTGTGCCACCTGGTCGCCGACCACAACGTTACCGACCCCACCGCTGAAAAAGCCGTGCACCTCGCCATGAACGACCTTGGCCTGGGTGCAGCTGATCGCTCGCCTCCCCGCGCAGCGCGTACCTAACCCCAATTCTTCGCCCGCCCCGCTTGCTGTGGGTTTGGGTGAGTTGCGTCCGAAGTCGAGGTTTTGATGGAGAACAAGGTGGTGATCAACACAGAGCTGAGCCCTGAACAGGCCAACGCCCTGCTTGCCTCCCTGAAGGCGGAGTACCGCGTGGCGCTCAGTGAGCACTGGTGGGCTGACACCTACCGCTACGTGCCGGAGCAGGACCGGCACACCGCAATCGTCCTGAAGAACCCCGTGATGGGCGCGCAACGCCGGCTGATCGGCGCGCTGTCCTATAGCCTCAAAACTGCGAAGTAACCGTCATGATGAATGAAGATATCCGCTCTGAAGTTCTGCAACGCCTGGAGTTCGACTTTGGGCTCAAGCTGCGCGTGGGCACCAACTACATGCGGGGCGGCAAGTGCCCGGCCTGTGGCAAGAAGGAGCTGTATGCCCGTCACGACAACCCGTGGCAGATCCGTTGCGGCCGTCCTGAGCGTTGTGGCCACATCGAACACGTCAAGGAGATCTATGAGGACTTGTTCGAAGACTGGAGCAAACGCGCACCGGCCACCGAGAATGATCCCAACCTGACCGCACGTACGTACCTGGAGTTCTCCCGTGGCTTGGACTCCTGGAAGATGACCGGCTGGTTCACCCAGGAGAACTACGTAAACCAGGAATCCGGCGAGGCCAGCGCAACAGTCCGCTTCCCCTTGCCGAACGGCGGGTATTGGGAGCGCCTGATTGATCGCCCTGCGCGCTTTGGCAAGATGAAGGCCCGCTTCAAATTCGGATACAGCGCCCAAGGTCAATGGTGGTGCCCGCCCAGCCTGAAGCTAGACCAGGTAGAGGAACTGTGGATCGTCGAAGGCATATTCGACGCCATCGCACTGGTGCAGAACGGCGTCGACGCGGTGTCGGCCATGTCGAGTGTGAATTTCCCGATCGAGGCGCTGAAGCAGCTGGCCGAGAAGCGCCCGGGCAATCTGCCCACCCTTGTCTGGGCTCTGGACAATGAACCGACCGCCCGCGGCTACCTGCAGCGCTGGGCGAAGCAGGCTACTGAAATGGGCTTCGAGTGCAAGGCCGCGCTCATTCCCCAGCGTGATAAGAAGGTCGACTGGAACGACCTGCACCAGCGTTGGCAGTTCGAGGAAGAGGGCCAGGCGCGCAACCACAAGCGCAAGCGCGATCTGGACGCGGCCCGCCATGAGGGCAACCTGCTGCTGGCCCCGACTGCCCGCGAGAAGGCCCTGCTGATGTACATGTGGGACGAAGGCTTCACAGAGTTTGCCTTCGACTTCGGCAACCAGACCTATTGGGCCAAGTTCGACTTGTCCAAGCTCGAGGAGGAGCAGAAGGAACTGGCAGGCAGCAAGGACCAGGACGACGAAGACGATCGCCGTGATGTGCTCAAGAAAGTTTGCTCGCTGAAACTGCTGGCCAACTGCCGTTTCCAGGCGCTGTACAAGCAGGTCAGCGATGTTACCAATGAAGCGTGGTTCTACTTCCAGGTGGCTGGCAAGCAGGACGACGACGGTGATAACTACACCTTTACGCCCAAACAGATCTCCTCGAGCAGCGAGTTCAAGACCCGCCTGATGTATTCCGGCGCCACCTGGTTGGGCACTCAGAAGCACCTGGACCAGATCATCCTGCGGCAGACCGAAGGCCTCAAGACCGTCGAGACCATCGACTTCCTGGGCTACAGCCGCGACCACCAGGCCTACATCTTCAACGACATCGCCATTCACAACGGCTCGCTCTACAAGGCGAACGACGAGGACTACTTCGAGTTCGGCAAACAGCGCGTCAAGTGCCTGATGAAGTCGGTGAAGATCAAGAACAAACTCGAGGCGAAGGGCTATCGCGAGGACTGGCTGCAGCACCTGTGGACCTGCTTCGGCGAGAACGGGATCCTTGCCCTGACCTACTGGTTCGGTTCCCTTTTTGCCGAGCAGATTCGTGCCGAGCATGAGAGCTTCCCCTTCCTGGAAATGTCCGGTGAGCCCGATTCGGGCAAGACCACGCTGATCAAGTTCCTGTGGAAGCTGTTCGGTCGGCTGTACGAGGGCTTCGACCCGGCCAAAAGCTCGTTCTCTGGCCTGAGTCGGGCTATGGGTCAGGTGGCCAACCTGCCCCTGGTGCTGCTCGAGGCCGATCGGAACACCAACGAAGACAACTCCAAGGCTTTCGAATGGGACCAGTTCAAGGACTTCTATGGCGGGGGCACGCTGCGGACCCGCGGCGTCAAGTCCAACAGCAACGATACCTATGAGCCGCCGTTCCGCGCCTCGATCGTCATCGCGCAGAACGCCATTGTCGTCGGTCACGAAGCGATCATCAGCCGGATCTTCCGCCTGCCCTTCCTCAAGCCAACGATCACTGAGGCGAGCCGCCAGGCCGCTGACGCGATCGTGCAGACCGAGCTCGAGGACGTCAGCCACTTCATGATCAAGGCTATGCGAGCCGAACCGAAGATCCTCAAGCGGTTTGCCGAGCTGTATCCCAAGTACCGCGCCGAGCTGTGGGGCAACCGCAAGCTGACCTCTGATCGTGTGATCAAGAACCACGCGATGATGCTGGCCCTGGTGGATTGCCTGCAGCTGGTGATCGAGATCCCGGACCACATGGTCAAGGCGTGCCGCAAGTATGTCGAGAAGGCAGCCAGCGAGCGCCAGGCGGCGATCACCACCGACCCGAAAGAGGTGAACGAGTTCTGGCAGGTCTACGACTACCTCGAGTCGTTGCCGGGCGCCCCTCTGGTCAACCACAGCAAGACCCCCGGCCAGATCGCCATCAACCTCAACCAATTCGCCGAGGTGGCTGTGGAGCACCGGCAGCGGATCCCGGAGCTGGCTGTCCTGCGCCGCTTGCTCAAAGACTGCCGTGCACACCAGTGCCTGTCGGAGCAGAAGCGGACGGAGAGCGTCATTCGGGCCCGCCTGCAAGCCGCGCTGCCAGCCCAAAAGATTCCCCAGTCTGTTCGCTGCTTCGTCTTCCGGGAGTGACTGACATGGACATTCACGTAATCAACAGCGATTGGAAGGTAGAGGCCCCGGATCTGATGGGGTTCGTCACCACTAGGCTGCCGGCCTCGCCTGAAGCCGTGCCCTACATCTACGCCGACGCATACGCCGCCGATGGCCTGCTGGAAATCCTAGAAGTGCGCGTCGCCCGAGGTGAGCGCGGGATCCTGGTCATGGACTGCACCCGCGCCCAAGTACAGGCGGTACTGGAATGGAGCAGCTGCGACGACGACGGCCAGCTGCAGGACCTTGAGATTTTTTTGGTGCGCCGACCGGATCAGCGCCCACCTAACCCGGCGTGATGCCGGCCTCAACAGGAGAACGACAGTGACCAACTCGAAAACAAACCGCCCGATCGTAGTCCCGGAGCCCGCCCCCGGCGCCACCGCCTCGGAGGGTCGGGGCTTCAACTGGGATCAGTTGAAAGGGCTGTATGCCAGCGGCAAGGCGGTACCAACTGGAACCACGGTGATAGCCGCCCAGGCCAAGCCGTAGGCGGATCGCAGAAAAAGAAAAGCGCCGAGGAGTTGCAGCTCCACGACGCCAACCACCACAGAGGAAAGATCGATGAATCAGACCCAAAGCAGCGGTACCGCGAAGCCTACCACAGCAGCGCCTGGGCACAGCCCGCGTCTGTTGGCCATCGGCGTCATCGGCGCCGCGATGGTTGATCACCAGGTGCACCGCACTGCCAGCACCCGTGCCCGCCTCGAGGGCGCCGCCGATATGGCACAACGCCTGGGCATGCTCGATGGGGCAGAAGCCCAGCTCGTCGCCACCCTACTCGCTCGCTACGACGCGGGCCAACCCTTCACCGCTTTCGTTCCAGGAGCTCAGGTATGACCCTCTCCCTCAACATCAAGAAGTTCAAAGTCAAGGACACCTGGAAGGACTACGAGGTGACGCTCGAGGTGGACCTCAACCGATTGACCGCTGAGCGCGCCCAGCAGATCAACCGCTTCTGGACTGGGCATGAGGATCGAATGGATGAGGAAAACGAGGACGTTGTCCGCACCGTCATTCGACTGGCCGGCCAAGAAATTATCTGCCAGATGCTCAACGACGGCGGTGCGGACTTCAGCGAAGGCAACGAATGGCTCAGCAACAACGTGAGTAAAGAGCTACACAACAGCGAAGGTTGGGGCGGCGAGGTTCCTTGGGACAACTTTGGTTGGTGCGGGATTCGGGTCGTTGCGGCCGACGTTCAAATGCCGATGTTCGAGGAAGTGACCTTATCGGAGGTGCTGGGATGAACCTGCAGACACGCCCCCGCTTGGCCAGCCATGCGCTGGACCTGCCCAACCACTGCGACATCTGCAACAAGGCCCGCTCCACCAGGAAGCACCAGCGCTGCAGCCAGATCCGCCAGCAGCGGAAATCTGTTGAATGGGAGGCCTACATGGCCAACGTCGAAGCCAAGAAAGCACAACAGGGGCGCCGCTATGCTCGCTAACCAAACTCCAGACCAGGACCAGGTCATCACCGTTCGCCTGGGCGCAGGCACCTACACAGCTCGTGCTCGAGGCGTGAGAACCACCGCGAGCAGCACGATCAGTGCAGAGATGGCTGCTCAAGCATTGGCAGGCAAGCTCGGCCTTGAACTGGCCCAGCTGGACCTGTTCGCCGGCGATCGCCGTGCTGAAAATGGGGTCGTTCAATACACAGCCCGGGCAGCCCAGCAGCAGCTCCCAGAGGCCGAAGTGAATCCTGGAAACGAGCTGGATCAAGAGTGGACCCCGCCACAGACATTGAAGGGTTTAAAGCGGTTGGCGACGAGAATCAAGCGAGAGCGCGGAATCACCCACTCCCAAGCGCTGGAGCTCAGCGCGCAACGCATGGGTTACCCCTGCTACAAAACGGCCTTGATCGATCTCCGCGAGGACCTTGCTCACGTCGAATCCGTTGATCGCCCAACGTAACAAGCCTAGAAAATCTGCCCACACCTTCTAATAACCACCCCGCCGGCACTCATTCACAATGCCGGCGGGCGCTTTTGCGAGACATAGTATGGGGAATGGAATCAGCGACGTTCTCAGCTTTGAGGATCTGCAGCGCATCACCGGGTACCAGCGGCGATCGGACGTAGAGCGAACCTTGGCCGACCAGGGTATCCGCATGTTCCGCGGCAAGTCCGGGCCATGGACTACCATTGATTTGATCAACCGTGCCGGCGGTGTAGGGCCTGGCCAAACGGAGCGATACGACGCCAATATCCTATGAAGAAGGCCCGCAAGCGGAAGCACAACCCGCACATCCCATGCCACATCGACCAAGCCGCGCTCCCCGCGGCTATTTACTTTGACCACCGGGGATCCGGGATCTGGTACACCTCCCACCGCGACGAGACTGGGAAGCAGCGCCGGCGCAACGTGGCGCCGGCAGATGCCACTATGGCCGAGCTGCACCGGATCATGGATGAGTTCAGCAACACCGATCGCGAAACCCTGCGGTACCTGTGCCAGCAGTTCCACGAGAGCCCCAAGTTCAAAGATGAACTCTCGCCCCGCACCAAAGAAGATTACGTCTATTGCCGCGATGTCCTGGTGAACCAAGACACAAGAATGGGTAAGCCATTGGGTGATCTGGCCGTACGCCGCTTCTCTCCCGCCCTGGTCCAGCGGCTGGTCGACAAGATCGCCGCCGAGGGGACCCCGTCGAAAGCCGCTCATGTTCTGCGCTACCTGCGCCGCGTCCTGCAGTGGGGCCGGAATCGAGGCTACGTGGACAGCAACCCCGCTCAAGGCGTGGAAGCGCCGGCGGAGCGGAAGCAGCGCCGCTTACCGTCGGTGGCGGTGATGGAAGAAATGATCGATCGGGCCAAGGCGCTCGGCCGCCTACATCGCAACGAGCCGGGCAGCTGCCCGGTGTACTTGAGCATCGCTATGGAGCTCGCTTACCTGTGCCGACTGCGCGGGATTGAAGTTGTCACCCTCACCGACGCCAACGAGCTCGAGGAGGGCGTTCTGACCAATCGCCGTAAAGGTAGCAGGGACAACATCGTCCGCTGGACACCTCGCCTGCGTGCAGTGTGGGACGAGGCCAAGGCCTACCGGCTGAAGATCTGGACTGCGCGCAGTTTCCCCACACCCCTGCGCCCGGAGCGGCGCCCGCTGATCGTCGGCAGCCAAGGAATGGCCCTGAGCAAGTCGGGGCTGGACACCGCCTGGCAGCGCTTCATGACGAAGGCTATCGAAGGCGGCGTTCTCCTCGAGGAGGAGCGCTATGGCCTACATGACCTCAAGCGCCGAGGCATCACCGACACACCAGGTACCCGGGCCGAAAAACAGGAGGCCAGTGGCCACCGTGATGAAGCCATGCTCGATATCTACGACCACAGCCTTCCTCTTGTAGACCCCTCCGATACACCAAAATCCCCCCGCCCTCTTGCGTAACAAGACCTCACAACCCCCTGAAAACACTGGGTTTTCCGGTATCTGCACGTAACAAGGAAGTGACGTAAGTCATTGATTTCATTGTTGTGTGCAGGTGCCTTGTAATCAGTAGTTCCCGGGTTCGATTCCTGGTGCCGGCACCATATAAATCAACGACTTAGGCTCACCTCTCGGTGGGCCTTTTTCGTTTCTGGGCTTTTGCTTCCCCATTTTTCCCCGTTCATTCCCCGTTTCCGCTTACCTCTATTCTCGGGCTCCTCACTGCCCACGCAGCGCCGGTCGTGACATTCGGATACCAAGAGCTCTCCAGCCGGGCGACGCACTGGCACGGCCGCACGGGAAGTCATGCCAGGCTCACGGCCCAGGCTCGGCATTTACCTGTGCGGGAGCCTCTAGGGCACCTGAGTCGCGAGCGCTTGGCTAAAGTAAAAGGAGAGGCCGTCTTGGCTGTCACGAAGCCTTCCGGGTATTCGACGACCTCAATCTGCTACGACGGAGGAGCACATGGTCTCTGCCGAGAATGATCGCTTCATGCGTATCGCTGAAGTCACGCGAGTCACCGCACTCAGCCGAAACACCATTTACAAGCGAATGAGGGATGGGACATTTCCGAAGCAGGTGAGGCTCGGGCCAAATTCAGTCGCCTGGCTGCAGTCCGATATCTCCGCTTGGATGACCGCTTTGAAGCCAGACGACGCCGTCGTGTAGGGACGCCTTCTACCGCTCATCCAAATGTTGACCAGCCTAATCTAGGTAGCGGTACCGTAAATCAGCCGCCGCGGTATTCAAAACGACCTTGCTTTCGCTGCACGAACGTACTGCCGTACTGGGTCGCGGCGGCTCCCCACAGCTTCAAGTAGCTTCTGCACGCTTGGGATCTCAGCAAAGCTATCAACGAGCAAATCACGCATACAGCATTGCTCAAGATTTCCCCTGCTTTATTTCTTTTTAGTGATCAGCCGCAAGGCATCCTTAAAGGGCGTACTGGACGCCTCGGTCGCCAATCGTTCATGGCCGCGAACAACCCTGTTCGACAACAGCTTGGGCTCCTTCCGGATCATTTGGGCCGCAATGTAGGCGTCAGCCCAAGAATCCAGTTCGTACCGGTCAAAGCCCACGCCTTGCGTGCCGATCGGGAACTCTGCAACAAACGGCCTTACTGTCTTATTGAACTCATCTTTGCACATTCCTAGGTAACCAGGAGCGTCACGGTACCGGAGAATTCTTGGGAGTATCTGATCGCGCTTCATGTTCGGTGCGCTCGGCCAACTGTTATCTAGGTCAGGCTAACAGCCCCGGCTCGGCTGAGCTCGCCTACATGACAATCGGCTTTTCTGCACTGGGTATGATCCGGTTCAAGCCGACAGGTGACCGCTCAATGAAAAGCACAAGTACGGGTAACCGCGTCGATGGGTGGGGGGTTGTGTATAGCCATTGTTTAAGCGGTGCGCAGGGGGTCGTGTATAGCCGGGCACCACTCCCCTGAAACGGTGGGGTGGCGCTTCCCCATCCCATGATCGAGGACCGGCGACAGGGATGTTAGGACAGATGCCGGAAAGTTTTCCGGTATCTACAGCCCCATCTGCCTGATGATTCTGCGCGGTTCCATCCCATCGCGAAGCGCCCGGCTGGCGTCCATGGTCATCTGGTCGAGCGCCTTGCTCTCGAATGCCTCGGTCATGGCGGCGGCCTTTCTTACGATCAGTAGCGCCAGCTCAGGCGGGAAGGTGATCGGCTCCGGGTCGGGTAGGTAGTCGCAGTCGATAACGGACATGGGGCGGCCCTCGATGTGGTGGCGCTCAGCGTGGTGAGCTGGGCACCTGATTATCTGATAACTGCCCAGTATCCGGGTAGTTTGCACCAGGTTGCCCGGCCACCTGCTCCGGCCTGCTGTCAGGGCTTGCCACTTTCTCCGTTTGAAACGGAAGAAGTCCGATCTTGGGACTTTTACGACGACGCCGCAAAAGTGTGGATACCACCACCCTTGGGTGCGGCCAGATCATCAGAAACAGTCGACTCGCTCGATATTGGTAGTTTCGCCAAGGCTGGCCAGCCCCAAGCAATGGCTTCAGTTATGAGGGCGTCCCCGCCTTGGAGACACCTTCGCCACAAGGGCGTGGTGATATCCACCATCCCTTATGCGGGGTGGCGGCCTTGGCTCCCGCTCCCACAGAGTGCGCCCACAGATCGAGGCGGGTTTTCTCTTGACGAGCCCCATGGAAATTCTTGACGACGGACGCTCCAAAAGCTCAGGCGTAATTGCCGCCAGCCCTTGCGCCGCAAGGCCTACAGCCTTCAACGCTCAGGGACCGGCGGTTAAATCCGTCAAGGCCCTGTCAAGAATTCCGTCAAGGCCTGTCAAGAATTTCGCCACTCTCCGGCCATTCTGGACGGGTACTCACCGGTCGATGGTGGCCATCCTCCCGCGCATCAGGAAAATCACCGCTCCCACGACATTCCATCTGCTGGTGCTGGTCCTGATCCGTCCAGAGCCTGTCCAGAATTCCGGCCTCGGCATTAGACGGGATTGCCCGCGCCAGCCCCTCACGCATGGGCCCAGGCCAGGCTAGGCAAATGATCCAGCGAGTCGGGCCACCGACCACCGTCTATCGCGGTCTAGTGCGGGTCTAGTTTCACCTGGCAACTCTGGACGAGCTTGCGGTCGGAGCAGCCCGCCACCAGACTGGCAGCCCAGCCATCACGCGCCATAGCGCCAGCACCACCACGCAAAGCCTGCGCCGATCCGTCCAAAGCGGTCCAAAATCCGTCAGGGGTCTGTCAGGGGTATGAGACGGCCAGAGCCTCGACTTTGACGACCTCCCGCATAGGCCGGGCCTCTAACGCCCACCCGGTGCGGGTTCCGTCTCATGCCTGTCTCACATTCGGTAAAGGCCCGGTAAATCTAAGCGGCCAGCCTGCCGTGTTGATTCCAACACAGTGTGTCGTCTCCTACACGGTGGAACCTGAGAAAACCTGAGATCGGATCGGCTGGCGCTGGGCAGCGAGCATTGTGGTTTTCATGTGGTCATTCACTGCGGCATGGTGGTCACCGGAAGCCGCAATACCGTGGAAACCACAGTGGAAACCTCCACCTGGAAACCATAACTTTTGATAACAGGCAGGTCGCCCAGGTTCGCACGGAAGGTTCGCGCTATGGGGGTTGCGAACCTGTGTGCGAACCACCGGTGCGAACTGGCGCAGCGCCAGCGCCAGAATGCGTACTAACAGTGCGTACCTGGCTGCGCACCGTCGCAGGGTTGCGCACTCCGACTGCGTGACGATCGAGCGTGAAGCGCTGCGCGAACCAGGCCAGGGCACTGCCTGCTGGAGCTGCTATTTCGTGGATACCAGGGTGGATACCGAGTGATCGGTTCCGCGCCAGCGCCCCGGCCAGACGTTGACAAATGTTGACATCGGAGCGGCCCAGCACCGCCCGCCGGGCTCCCGCCCTGTTAGCAAATGTTAGTGCCTGGCCGGGGCTGGCCAACCCTTCCGCCTGTTGAGAAATGTTGAGGTTTGGCGCTGGCGCGGAGAGTATCGGGCGCCACTACCAGGCTGGTTACCAGGTGCGGTTACCAGCGTTGGTTACCACTACGCATGGCCAGCTCAACGAGACAGACGATATGGTCCGAGTGAGACGTTTGGTCTGTCTCGCACCAGGGTTCGCGGCGGGAAGCTTTTCTAACGCTCATCGCCCGACCGCTTTCCCACTCATGGGCCGTGTACAGATACCAAGGCAGAATGGGCTGAACAGCTAGCTGTACCGTTCAGAACACCAGTCCCGTAATAGAGTCGGGACATTTTCGGACCGGAAACGAAAAAGTCCTACCCCCGGTACAATAAAAGTCCTGACCCAGGTACGGCTGAAAAGTGGCGTAGCCGTGCCTTTGACGCGGCACACGATGGCGTTTCTATGGCACAACAATGGACTGGAAGTACGAAGCTCATCTCCTCGCCATCAGCAATGTCCAATCTGTGCTAATTCCGTGGCACAAGAACGCCATTCCGTCGCCATTTCATAGCGCCATGTTCAGCACTAGCGACCTGTAAAAACCTGTCACAGTATCCACCTCGACGACTGGTCCGCATGTTGGCAAATGTTGACATCGGAGCGGGCTCCGCGCGGGCGGTAACGGGCCGGCCTGTTGCCAAGTATTAGGATTTGCCCCGGGCGACCGGCCCACTTCCCTGCTAACAATTGTTAAGGTTCGACCGCCTGGCGAGAGAGGTGGTTGTGATGCATCCGGTCACGATCAATACGGTATCAGGCAGCAGTGTCGCGGATGCGCAGCACAGTGGTTGTCGAGCAGTTGGCATGCCTGGCAGTGGCTCGGATACCTAGCCCGGCGCCTAGAAGCTCCTTCACACGCTTGTGAAGTTCCTCGTCCACAGGCCGTCCTTGGTACTTGCCTTCAGCTTTGGCCTTCTGAATACCCTGAGCCTGGCGCTCGCGGCGCTGCTCATAATCCTTACGGGCGATGGCGGCCATCATCTCCACGAGCATCGAGTTGATCGCGGCCAGCATACGGTCGGTGAATTCGTCGCCCTTCGTGTCGCGCATACCCTGGTGGCTGGTGGGCAGGTCCAACGCCACGATGCGCAGGCCCTTGGCGTCGATCGCACTCTTGAGCTTCGCCCAGTCGTCGGCCGGCAGACGGGACAGGCGATCAATAGATTCAACAAGCAGCACGTCACCCTTCCGAGCATCCTTGAGCAGGCGCAGCAGTTCAGGCCGATCTGCGGCGGCACCGCTAGCGTTCTCCAGGTACTCGCAGGCGATGACCTTGTTGTGATCGCTGGCGAACTTTTCCAAGGAGACCCGGGCGCGGCCGGCGTCTTGCTCGTCAGTGGATGCTCGAAGGTAGGCACGGATGAACATGATGCAACCTGTATCAGTTAGGGTGTTGTCCTAACACTGTTTCACTTTGGGTGTTACTTATCAAGTAAAAAGGGCTGATTAGGTCAAATTAGACCGTATCAGCCCAGGCATACCCTCTGTCACACCTGCGTGGTTTGCACAGGGCTGAAGTGCTCCCTGAGCTTCCCGCCTGGGCCCCATAGGTTGCCTACTGATCGGGCGCAGCGTGCCCTGTAGTGCTCCTCGTATCGCCTGATCTTGAGCGCTATATCCACGCCGACAGGGCCTTCGTGGTTAACCACGGCCAAGGTTCGCCCGATCATCGTTCCAACCAGCTCAAAGCGGGCTCTGATCTCGTGCATGGGCGCATTCGCATCATCGACCCAAGCACCGAACACGCGCACGAAAAGCTCAATCACCTGCTGATCCAGCTCTGGCCCAAGCTTTTCCTTGTCCCAATAAACCCCGCTCATCCTGCATTCCTCTTCATCACGTATGCCTGCTCAAGAGATTGGGTGAATGTCCCCCAGCCCGTAGCTACTTGATCCGCTAAGCGGTTCTCAACCTCCTGGATGAGCACCTCAAGCCGGCCATCTTCACCAGTCCTGGTTTCCACCACCGCGTTGCTGTTGTTCACGATGTAGACCTCATGTTTCACCTGGGGAGCGATACCGGCCTGCCCCGAACGCTGATTTCCTGCTGGTGCGCTTGACCCGCTGTACACCGAAACCCGCTCGTTCGAGTTAATGGCCTCCAGCAGCTGGCGGTTACGCTTGGTCGCCCCGGCATTAACCACAAACTCGCCATCGCTGAGCCTGGCCATGATGCTGTCGGAGGTGCCGGTACCGGCGCCGGCAACGTAGCCGCCGGTGGCGAAGCCGGGAATCACAGCCAGGCTGGTGGCCAAGGCCGTGGTCGAAGTCAGCGCTGCCGCCGCAGGCACGGAGTTGGCGCCCAGGGTTGCCAAGGATGCCATCGCCGCAGCCGGCGCCCAGGCCGTGGCCGTGGTGCCGGCTAGGATCATGCTCTGGCCTGCAGCTGCCGTGCCCAGGGTGGCGTTCAGTGCCGCGTTCACGCCCATTTGCACGCCCATCTTCACGAAGCCGCCAATGATGTCGCGCACAACGTTGTTTGCGATGTCACCCAGGGTATTGAATGACAAACTGCCGCTCATGATGCTGCTTGTGATGTCGGTGGAGATGTTGTTGAACGCACTGGAGAAGATCGACTCCGTCTGCCCAGCAATGTCGCGCGCCTGATTGCCGAAGTTCTGCACCGCAGCCGTCCACCCGTTGATCGGGTTGAGCATGGCCTGGTCGACCTGCGCCCAGCCGTTTTGCATCTCAGCTATGCGCTGAGGCAGGTACTCACGCTGCAGGTCGATCTGCCTTTGCAGAGCCTGCTTTTCTCTTTCTGATTCAGTCCGATCCCTCTCGGTCATCAGATTCTGAATCGTGGTGTTCGTGTCGCGGACTAGCTGAATCTGACTTCTTGCTCGCTCTGTTTGCAGGTCGCCCATTCCGACAGCGGCGGCATTGATCCGGTTTTCATCACGATCAGTTTGCAGTTGACGCTCCAGCTGCGCCCGGTACTGCTCGGCCTGTGTAAGGCCTTGGACGCCTTTGATCGCGGCGGCGTAGTTGATTGAGGACTGCGCCAGCGCCTCGTTGTACTGCGTCTGGGTGATCTTGCCTTTCGACAGCAGAAGCTCCAGCTGAGACTGGCGCTCGACATACTCTTGCAGGGCAAACTTGGCTGGCTGGGCGGCTTTGTAGAGGTCGTCAAAGGCTGATCGTGCGGCGCTGAGCTTTCCTGCCAGGCTGTTCTTGCCGCCGCCAGACCCAGAGTTCGCGGACGTGCTTCCATCAAGCTGGGCGATGGCGTCCTGCGCCATCTGGGCGATCGTCTTCCCGCCCGGCCCAGTAGGCATTTGCACTTGAGGCTGGCCAAATGTCAGAAGTGCAGACCCTTGGAGATTGAGCTGGGGGGCCGATAGTGCCGACACCATTCGCGCAGAAGACGCCACTGCGAAGTTGGCGGCCTGCTCAATGGCCGTGATCTGGCGCCTAGTGCTGCCTTCTGTGTTTTCGGCCATCTTGCTCATGGCCTTGGAATGGTTTTCCATCTGAGTTCTGATCGCCTCAGATGCCGTGATCGAGGCGGTAAGCTGAGCTCTGAGCCGATTCTGCTCGGCTTTCTTCCCATCCTGAATCGCTTTCTCGTACTTCTTGAGGATGTCGCTCTGCTCTCCGATCAGCCTGGCGTATTCGACCTGCTGCGAGTTGAATCCAGCCTTGGAGGCCGTGTATGCAGCCTCTTGAGCTGCGTTTGCACCGATGAGGTCCCTCGTCTGGGTAAGCTGTTGAATGTACTTGTTCCAGTCGCCGGCGGTGCTGCTGATCGAAGCGCCGACCCCGGCCTGGGACTTGGCAAGCGAATCAGCGGCCGACGCAGCAGCCGTAGTGGCGGTCTTGCTCCGGCCCAGCAATTGCTCGTAGTCAGCCGCCTTGCTGCTGCTATCGGCGTAACCGGCAGCGATTTTCACCAGCTCATCCTGATACACGCTTGCGATCGAGGTATTGGACGTGATCCAGCCTGTCAGGGAGTCAAGCGAGCGCTGGCCATTCTTCACTTCGTCGAACAGGTCGCGGAATGTCTCCACCGCCTCGATCCCAGGGGCGCCGATCGAGGTCAGGCCTTGGAATGCCCGGTTGAAATAGTCCCTGAGGGCCTTGTCAGCCTCGGCGGTCGCGTCACGTTGAGCCTGCATCCAAGTCGCAGATTGAAAGCGCTTCTGCTCTGCGGTCAGGGTTTTGAACTTGGATATAGACTCGTCCAGGGTCAGGTTCTGGTCGATCAGTGCCTGGGTGGCAGTATCAGTACCTGAGCCAAAGTAGATCATGGCGCCTGCCAGGGTACTCACGGCTGCCGTTGCAAGACCTACAGGTCCGCCGAAAGCAGTCATCACAGCAGTACGCGCTGCAGCGCCTCGGGTAGCTGTGGCGGTAAGGCTTGCCTCGGCAGCGGTCTGCGCAATTTTGGCCTGGGTGAGCGCGATGGTCGCGGTGCGGTTTTCGCTAGCCGCGGCCACCTGCGCCTGCAAAGCGAAGGTTTCAGCATTGGTGCCTCGGGCGGCCTGCAGCTCAACGTTTGCCCTGGCCAGCTTGGCGCCGGTCAACTGCTTCTCTGCAACGGCACGTCGAACGCTGATCTGGGAGGCCTGGAGGTCAGCAGATGCGACGGCATGAGAGGCCGCGACCTGTTGCATCGTGGCGGAGAAGTCGGCCAGCCGCGCCTGTGCAGAAAGCGTGAGGGACGAGGCGAGCCTTACCCCCACGCTGGTTGCATATGCACCGGTCAGAGCCAGGATTGCATCCATATTCGAGATGACGCCCTCGAAGCCCTTCACTCCCACGCCGGCGATGCTTGCCAGAGAGCTGGAGAAGGTCTGCATCCCATTGATGATCTGAGGATTGGCGAAGGCGTCGCCGAGCGACGTCATGGCGCTGATGGCCGGGTCGACATTGATCTGCCCAACGGCGGCCAGGAAGTTGTTTTTCATGACCTGCGATGCGCGCTCAAAGAGGGGAGGCATCGAGGCAACTTCCTTGTTCAGCGAGGACAGCGAGCGAAGCAGGGCATTCATCACCACTTCCGAAGTGATCTTGCCCTCGGCAGCCATTGCGCGGATCTGCCCGTTGGTGACGCCAAGGTACTCGGAAAGCGCGCGGGTGATTCGTGGGGCCTGCTCCATCACGCTGTTCAATTCTTCGCCCCGCAGCGTGCCAGACGCCATCGCCTGCGACAGCTGGATGCTTGCGGCCGTCGCCTCCTGCTGAGTCGCGCTCGATACGAGAAACGCCTTGTTCACCGCATCGGTGGCCTTCAGCAGTTGCTCTTGAGAGAAGCCGGCACCCTTGGTGGCGTTGGACATACGAGTGAACAGCGAAACAGTGCTCTCCAGGCTGGAGCCAGTTTCGTTTGCCATCGCCTTGAGGGTTTCGAACGTGCGCGCCGCTTCGGCAGTTGAAGCGCTCACCAGGCCGATCTGCCCGGCCATCGTCTTGAATCGGTCGGTAGCCCGAAGCAGATTGTTGGTCAGTTGGCTGACCCCGATGCTTGCCATCGCTGCTGCAGCTGCTTTCGCTGCCGGCCCAAGCCCGTAGATGCTATCCGCTGCATCGTCACCGGCTCCCGTTAGAGCTGCGAGCTTGCCACGTAGAGCATCGGCTTGTTGGCGTGCAGCCCTTGAGTCAATCGTTATGGCGAGGCGCGATTCCGTAGTCATACAGAAGCCCCCTGGCCGACAAGCCCTTGATCACCAAGAGTGATCGACCTGTTTTCAGCAAGCACAATCAACAACGCATTGGCCTCAACGCTGCCTCTCTCTGCCGCCTCTCGCAACCTCACCCACGCTGCGGACAAATCTGCTTTAGTCGGCTTCGCTTGCTGCCCCCTGATCTTCCCACCTGCATTCATCTCTACACCCTCTCGATGATGGTCAATAAGATGAAATTAGGCCCGATCTGATCGGATAAACAGTGTTTTTTGGGTGCACCTCAATAGAGACACATCCTGGCACGTCCTGACACAACAAACGGAGGGATCGAGAAGGGAATTTCGTAGCAGTATCTAGGGGCAACTCAAATTGATACGAAACGACGATAGGGCGTCAACGATGCTACGCGCCAGGCTGACCAGCTGTGCGCGCACCACAAAACAGGAGTACAACGTTTTGTGGCGCGAGCAGGGATCACTTAATGCCGCATTCAGCCAAGGCCTTGGTCAGCGATTGATCAAGGGCATATTCGCCCGTGGTGCTGGCAGCCTGGTTCATGCCTAGCGTGCGATAGATCAGCACCTTGCCAGTCTTCATTTGCGCTAGGATCTTCTCGGCCTTTTCACCAGTCGCTGCGGTGAATGGAGACATAGCCTGGGCAGAGGCCTGCAGGGCGGCCTTGTAGGTGCTCTCCAGCATCTGCTGCTGCTTGGCATCCCCGCCGTATGCCTGCATGGCTTTGAGCTGCCCCTCCGGCACGTAGTCCACTGGGGTCTCCCCTGTCGCAATGGTCCACGCGGGGTTTTGGTCGATCCTAAGCTGGACATCTCCGACAGGAATTTTGAAACGGCCCCCGCTTCGAATCCCTACCCTCAGCTCCCCATTCACCGACTCGATGTACGGGTAGTAGTGGTTGGAAGCAGTAAATACACCTCCGCCTGTGTAGAAGCTGCCCACAGTCACGCCACAGGTAGATTTGTCCGTGAACTGGTCAGTACTTCTGACGGTGACCCATTCGACTTCGGGAGTTACACCTGCGCAACCGGCTAGGGCCAGCGCTAGGGCAAGCGTGCAGAGTCGTTTCATGTTCATCCTTCTTTGCGGGCAGAAAGCGCCCCGACTGCGTCCTTAGGTGATGGCCAAGTGCTCTTGGCCAGGGTTTTATACCCGCCAACTCCCTACAATGCCAATTGCTCAAATGGCCCGCTGCTGTTGGATACTCTAGGGATGAGCCAGTAAAGACGCGGGACATCGTGAATCGGCTACCCAATGAGGTTTACAAGAATTGCTTCCGATTCCGGCATATCGTCGCGCTGGCTGGCGACCAGGTAGCGGAACACTGCCAGTCCCTCGGCCTTGTCACGGGGCCGGATCTGCGCCAGCAGGCCGAACACGAACCAGTCCCGTGCAGTCGCATCGGGTGGTCCGTCGCTAGCGTCACGGTCGACGGCGTTACGCAGCCGGTAGAGCTGGTCCCAGTAGCCCAGCTCGTACAGGCAATCCGCTAAGGTATGAGGCAGCAATTCAGGGTGAGCGTTGAACCGCGCGGCTACCTGGCGCTTATCGAAGTCACCGAACTGGCCGGTAGCACGCAGTCCGCGCAGCGCCTCGATGCAGAACGTTTCAGCCTCGGTGTCGGCCAGCAGGGTATCACCGAAGCGCGCGACGCCCTCCAGCCTCAGCCGGTTCTGCTCAATGGCCCGGGAGGCCAGCGCATCCAAGTCAGCGAAGCCGAACGACGACATAGCAGCGAAAAGGTGCCCTGGATTGGTGGCCACCAAGTAATCCCGGTACCGCTTCTCTAGAACATTGAGCGGCGTCTTGATCTTCTTGGCACCCTCCATGGCCAGGCCAATCAGCGCGGCCTGGCCGGTGCTGATGATCGAGCGTAGCCACAGCACAGCATCCACCTCCGTGTCCCCGGTGACCACCTCTTGGGGCGGCAGCTCGGGCACGCTCGGTAGGGTCTCGGCACTGGCGCTAATCGGCGGCAGGGTGAACAAGGCACGATGCTGCTCGTTGTCGCGGAATGCCCCAGAGCGTGAAACTAGGGTCTTCACCGTTCCTAGCGGTATGCCGGTGATCTGGGCCACCTCACGGAGCGAGTGACGCCGGCGCAGGTCCAGCACTTGCCGCCGCTGCTTGTCTGAAACCCGTTGTTTCGTCTTCACGGGTGAATCAGGCTGTTTCGATTCTGGCTTGGTCATGGCTCACACCACCCGCAGCTTCGGTGGCTGCCTTGGCCCGAATGGCGCGCCAGGTGCGAAGGGGTCAGGCAACACGCCATCCGGGCATTCCCTGATGAAGTCCGCCATTGCAGCGTGGCAGGCGTTGAACAGCGGGGCGTCATTCCAGTCCTGTGCCCGGCGCTCTGCGCTATCCTCCAGCGCATGGGTGAACACCAGGTCGTTCAGGCTGGTGATGCCATCCCGCCTGGCCTGCTCCCGCTCCACGGTGTTCACACTCAGCAGGTCGCACATACGGTCGAACCCCAGGGCGCGGGCCAGACCGTCATTATCGAACAGCAATGACTGGCCGAACCCGGCCAGCGCGGCCTTGGCCTTGCTCCACTCATTCTCTCGATGCGCCATTGCCTGCTGCTCCAGATCGGCAATGGCCTGGCGGGTGAACGGCAGGAACGCTTTCAGCTTGCCAGCCTGGCGGCGCATGGCACGTCGCTCAGCACGGATCGCATCAAGGTTGCGACCTATGTTGCGGCAAATTCGCCGGGTGGTGATGAGCTGCGTGCTGGCGCTTATACCGGGTTTCAGGGCGATATCGCAAAGGCGCATGGTCGGGGTCAATGTCATGGGTAGGCCTCCATGGACGTGTTGTCGTAGGTGGCGCGCAGTCCGGCGCCGGTCAGGCAATGGCGACCGGCAGGCGCATAGCAGCCTCGGCAGGTCATGACGTGGCTGATGTACCGGTCGCGGGCCTGGCGCCACTCAGGCGTGGCATTGGCGGCGTTGGCGTAGGGGCCGGATGGCAATTGCATAGGCTCGACCAACACCAGCCGCGGGCGATCCGGAGCGCGTTTCGCCATCGGCGGCTTGCTAGCGCCGGCACCGTTCGGCGGCATGTGATTGAGCAGGTCGGAAAGGAGGCTCATGGCGTCACCTCCCCCGGATTCCCATAACGCCCAAATGTGTCTGTGAAAAAAGATCGGGGGAACGGGGGAACGCGGGGAACACCCAGTATTTCCGGGGGCTCCATCTGGGGTACGTGTTCCCCACCCGAAAAACTGGGGAACAGTGATAACCAAGTAGGAGGGGAACCGCAGGCGCTTATATTCAAAAACATGTTTGTGTTCCCCCTGTTCCCCAACACTTCAATAAGGGGGAACGGCTACAGACCGCGTATTTACTGGCTGTTCCCCCGTTCCCCCTGTTCCCCACGTTTTTAGGTTCCTGTGGATTCGGGCATTGGCGCTGGGTAGTGATGACGGTCATAGGCCACCGCCTTCGCTATCCAAGGCGTCGGGATCGATCACATAGAGGCGAGCAGACCCACCAGCAGGCAGGCGGTACTTCTTGGTCCTGCGGCTGTCCCGGTCGGTATCGTGCTTGGCGAGAGCGCCAGCGCCCTCCAGCGCCTTCACAACCCGCGCCAGCCCGTGACCATGGGCGGCCTCGGTCAGCGCGGACTTGTTGAACAGATAAAGCCGCTTGGCGCCGACCACCTCCCAGTACCCGGCGCGGTTGAACACCTTGGTGTCCAGCGTCTGGTCTTCTACGTCCGAAAAACGGCTGCTGCCGTGCTTGTCGATGAAGTCGAGGATGCCGGCCAGGATCTGGCGGTCTTCGGCATTGCCGCCGCCCACCCGGCTCAGCCACTCGCCGTACAGCAGCTGGCAGTCGGCCAGAGCGGTGCCTGGCGCCCAGGGCAGCAGGTCGTAGGCAATGGCCATTTCGCCCGCCAGGGCGATCACCGCGAAGCGATCAGCCACTCGCCCGGCCTGGGCGTTGTCCTCGACAAACTGTGCGCGGATACCGGCGAAGTCCTCGAGCAGCCCGGGGCGGTCATCGCTGGCCAGCAGCTTCTCCACAAAGGCCGGCCCGATGTGCCCATGATTCGCCCCTACGGCCACCGTGAGCTGGCGGTGGAAGTCAGCGCCCTCCAGGCCGTGCAATTCATCGAAGGCGCGGTGCGTGCGGGTACCGGCGTTCACGTCGACCATGCGCAGCTCAGCGCCAGCATGGGCGGCATTCCCACTGATGGCCGCGTGCTCGGACAGGGAGCGCTCGCCGCTGGAAAGCGCCAGCAGGCGCCAGCTCAGTTTGCCGCGGGCCTCCCGGTCGCGGGTCATGGTGCCCTTGCCCTGGCCGTTGGCGAGCGAATAGGCCATTTCCTGTACGCGCTTGGGGTCGGCCCGCTTGATCTCGTCCAGGGGCAGCATGGTGTCGTTACGGCTGGACGCCTCGATCTCCAAACCGCCCTTGGTCATGTCCCAAGACGCAGCGAAGATGCCCGGGTCGCCCCATACGGACGAGCCGATCAGTTGCGCCAGCGACTTGCCGCTGGAGCTGTCGCCCACCAGGTGAACACCGCCACCCAGCACACCCACCAGGCTCAGCAGCGGGCCAGCGAGGGCGCAGCCGATGGCCAGGGTCAGCACCGGGTTGCCCTCACATTTGGCTGCTACCTCGATCTTCCAACCCTCCAGGCTCCCGCGCACGCTGAACAGGTTCTGCCCCTTGGCGCTGGCCTGATAGCGCACTTTGTCGCTGCCGATGGTGCGCCCAGGTAGCACAAAGGCGCCTGACTCATGCCAGCCGGGGCGGCAGGTGGTGGCGAACACCTCTGCAGGGTGCTGGTCCAGCAGGTACTCCATGAACTGGCCGCGCTTCTTGAGGGCGATGATGACGCCCATGCCGAACAGCGTCCGCCTTGCGTCCTCGCCGCTCCCACCGAACACCTCCATGGGAATGATCCACTCCTTGGTGCCGCTGTCGGTGAGCAGGCGCAGAAACCGGCCTTCGCTGCCATCGTCGCTGTTGGTGGTGCGGGCAGCGACGGTCACGGGGGTGGCGATCCAGTCGTCAGTAATCGGGCGATCTGCCTTATCGTCGTCGCTGTCGTCGTCGCCGGCGCTGCGCTTGAAGCCGTGCCAGTACACACCGGGCTTGAGCCTGCGGCCTTTCTCATTTGTCACCCAATGCTCATACACACCCCAGCACGGGCGGTCAGGCTCGACTTTGGGTGCTTCGGGGCGCAGGTTGATGACGTTGGTATCAGGCGGGCGCATGGCGGCACCTCCAGGCGGCGAGGTCGTTGAAGTCGGAAAGGGACAGCGGCGCGTCGGCCGGCCACTCAGGGAAGGTCACTAGACCGCCACACGCGACAGCGGCCTCATGGGCGGCGGTGCGCCCCGGATTGCCCTTGCCTTCGGCCTCGGTTTCGCGGTCGTCGTCGCCGGCGATGATGATTTCCGTGTCGGGGTAGTCAGCCCGTAGAGCCAGCGCCACCGCCTTTAGATTCCCGGCATTCATCGCGCAGGCGACCGTGTAGCCGCTCTGGTGGAGCGTGGCACCCGTCGCCCAGCCTTCGCAGATGCATAGGGGCTTGCCCGGCGGGATGCGCCCTAGGGGCGAATAGGCGCCTTTGATCCGCCCGCCATACAGGAAGCGCTTGTCGCCGTCCGGGGCAATCCGTTGCAGGTTCACCACTACTCCGCCGGCGTACAGCGGGATCAGCAGGTCGTCACCGCGCTGGCGCAAACCGTGGGCACGAATACCCTTGGCGACGAGGTAGGAGTGAGCCGGGTCAGCGCGGCGAGCGTCACGCCACCAGCGCTGCGCCAGGCCGGCCGCTCTGAGCTGGCGCCGCTGCCGTTCGGCCTCCCGCTGGCGCCGTGCCTGCTCAATGCGCTGACGCACCTGCTCGGCTTCGCGGGCGTCGACCGGCTCACGGCTACACCAGGTGCTAGTGCCGCCTGCCTTCCAGCTCCCGAACGCGCCCGAGGCAATGCCATCAGCGAACAGGCAGTACCAGCCATTGAGCGTGCCGGGCTTGTCGCCGGGAACGTGGAAACGGTGAATGTCGCCATCGTCCAGTGGTAACCAGTCGAGCAGACCATAGGCCGACTGGAGCACGTCACGGAACAAGATCACAGGATCAGTCATGCGGCCCCCTGCGGCGGCGTGAAGCGCTTGGCCAGCCGTTCCAGTTGATTGGTCAGGCGCTCCAGCTCAGGGCAGTGACGACCAGCTTCACCCTCGGCAATGCGCAGTTCCAGAAACCCCACCAGGCTCTCGACCAGCAGCGTGTAGCTGGCGCTGTCGATGTAGGCGCCAGCGGTCGGCGGACCACCGGCACCCTTGCGTCGAATAAGCGTGACGTTACTCATGGCTCCCCCCTTCAGCGCCTGCGAAGGTCCGGCAAACTTGGCCATTGTTGACCGCGTGCCAGTAGGTCAGCTCGTCCAGCGACTCGATGAGGCAGGCCGTCACCACCGCGTCAGCGCTACGCAAAACTACGCGCCCACACTCGGCGTCGGCCTGGCTCAAGAACGGCCCCAGCAAGTTCCGATCGGCCTTCGGATGGCTCACATAAAACAGCTCAGCGGCTTTCTTCGGGCAAGCCGATCCCGTCACCGCCGATTGGCAGCGTTGAAAATTCGTCATCCTAAATTCTCCTGGGCTGTTAGCTCAGTTCCTTGAAGCTCGGCGGATAAGTGCTGGGGTCAAGCCAGCGATTTGCGTTGTCGATCAGCTGTTGCTCTGTCAGACGATCAAGATCAGATCCCAGCCTGACAGCGGCTTGCTCGAGCCACCGGGATAGCTCTCCAAGGAAACCAGTGCGCTGCCCATTGAGCGCGGTTTGCTCTTCCCTGGTCGATGGCTCCTTTAGTGCCATCGAATAGAGCATTGAAGCCAGCAGTGAGGCGCTAAGTGAAAACGGGTTATCCCGCTCGTCTCGGAGGTATTTCAAATAGACGTGAGCGATGGATTTGCCGGCTTCTACCCCACCGAGAAATGTTCCAGTCATCGGCACGTCCCAGTTTCCCTCCCGTGCGCCGTGATCCTGGCCAACAAATGGCAAGCGCCCCCATGGACCACTTTTCTCGGGATGGGCGCGAAGGCCGAATTGTTTGGCCTTGGTGCGGGAACGCTTGCCAGCGCTTTTCGTGCGGTCAGTGCGTGTCGATTTGGAATTAGCCTTCACAGGTCACCCCCTTGCTCGGCAATCACGTCTTCCAGCACTTCGGCCCAGGCCATGGCGGTGTGCTGCGCCATCACAGCGGTAACACGGGCGACGATGACGGGAGTGGCCGGTGAGGCGATCACCGCCAGCGCCAGGCTCAGCAACACAAGCACGCCTTGCACGTCGCGCAGATCATCTTGGGCCGGGTCGGGGATATGGGTAAGGGAAGTCATGCCTTAGCCCTCCCGTCGACACCGGCTCGCTTCCCTACCACGCCATGCGATGAACCAAGATGACGATGAGGCCAGCAGAAGTTGCGGCTGAAAATCCTGGTCTGCTCTATGTGTCGGGCAATATCGCAAGCTAATTCATTGTCGTAGCCGCCCATGGCAGGAATGACGAACGTCAGCAGTATCTTCTCCAGCTTGCTGAACTCATCCCTAGCAAAGTTCATCGAGCACATGGCGCGCGCATCAAGTACCGCCTCTGGCAGCACCTCACCTTCAAGGGTCGCAACGCTTGGGAGACGGTTCATTGGGCACCTCCGACACGAGCGACGGCTTGGAAATGGTCCACCAGAGCAGCACCTGGATGCGGCTGGCGCCGGCACTGCTCCAACGCGGCACGGACTTCATCTGAAGCACGCATGGCGTCGTCCAGGCTGGCCAAAGAGCCACGGCAACGGCCCAGGATGCTCACAGCTGCTTGCGGAAAGTCCGCACTGACCAAGGTGGCGATATCACCTGCGAGGCTTACCCCAACCACTGGGGGCAGGCGGAACACTTGCACCCCTGGAATAGTGACCACGACTTGAGACTGGATGAAGCCCTGAACGGCCTCGGCGACTTGCTGGGTGTGAGTCACTGGGCACCGCCTTGCCCTTCCAGGGCGCGGGCGATCTCGGCGTGATGGTTATAGCGGGCGAGACGGACAGACAGGGAAGAGTTTGCGCGAAGGGCAGCCAAGGCCAGACGCCGGTGGGCGTGTGCGCAGATTTTGGACGGATTGAGGGCGTTCATGGGTCGAGCTCCTAACGTTGTGTCAGAGCTGCCACGAACCGTCGCCAAACGATTATGGGTGGCAGCTGTACGCAGGTTGGCGAACCGGGACGTTAGGAACCCGGCAGACCCGAAGGTCTCCCGCGCACAGCCGCCATAACACGGGACTGCGGGCACAAAAAAAGCGCCTGCAATCGTGATGGGGGCGCTGTTGCGCCTAACGTGTGACGGGTCGCCAAACCCGGCCGCTGAATTTGCAGCGACCGGCGAACCATACCGAGCATCACAATTGCCTGCAACCAGAATTATCGACCGTTCATCGCGGATCTTTAGTGCTGGCATCATTCGACCACCCTCTGCGCCGACCCAGCGCTCAGGAAGTAAGTGGCCACTTTGCGATGATCCCGACCTTGGTCATCTTTCAGCGTGCTCAGATGGGTAGTAATTTTGTGACCTAGGGCGCGAAGCTCAGAAATACGTGCGCCCGGGCGCACGATGTTCAACTGCGCGATGGCCTGGAAGGTGTTGATCGATCCGTGCTGGCGCAAATGGGCAAGCAAGCGAATGCGCTGCGCGCTGCCGCTGGTATCGCTGGTGTCGAGCGCTGTGCAATCACTATCGAGAGACGGAGTGTCTGCCATTTTCATGCCCTCTCGCCTTCGCAGCCTGCTTTATCGTGCACGCTCCAGTGAGCTCGCTCGACCTGGTGGGGGCGCACCAAATTTTTTAAGGGTACAGGAAGGGATAGAACCGCTTTTTGCAGGCCGGCCGACCCCTGCTCCGCGCCAACGCAGAGTTGATTGATCATCATGGGTTAGGCCTCCTGACTACGCAGGAAGGATTCCACAGAGTCAGGCTCCCAACGGACAGAACGACCGAAGCGAATGGGCGCCGGGAACCCGGGAGTTTTGGACCAGCGCCACCAAGTGGAGCGGCTGACTTGATACTTCGCGCAGAGCTGAGCAGCGGTAGCGCGGGCGCCGGGAACCGGCAGGTGGGGCAGATCGGTCTTGCTGATGGCGGTTTGAGCCATTGTCGATTTCTCCTTACACGGAAAAACCGAGGGGGGTCGACCTGCAAATCATCGGAAAGCGCGCACCTGTATGGAGACCCAGTGTTGCGCAATATTCCCGTTGGTACTACAGTCCGCCCGAGTTTACCGTTCTCGGTAAACCTCTGAAGCCCACTCAAAAGCTTCTCCCCTCGGGGCTTGTGTATTGGCTCTGCTATGCACAGAGGGCGCGCTAACGCCCTTTCCCGAATCAGCCCCTGGTATTGCAGTACCAGGGGTTTTTCTTTGCCTGCAGACAGCGATCCAACGTCCCAGCAGTTGCAACCACTTTTCAGTATGTTGCTTCAGTGCCGGATGACGGGATGTTAACGGCGCAGCTCTCGTGTTCGCAACAACTTTCTCCGGCACTTTCAAAGTTACCTGTGGATAAAAAAATCCCGAGCACTGAGCGCCCGTGGTTGAAACACGGCCCTATACGTCCCAATGCGTCCCAACAGGTATCAATACGTGCAAAACCATATCAGGGAGACCAGACAGAAAAGCCGACAGACGGTAGATCACACCCCTGAAACCCCCGGTTTTACTGGTCCCTATTGAGGGCCTCATGAGGGCCTCATGCGTCCCCCGCTCGCCCTAATCTCACAATCACGCACCGATCTTCTTTTTCATCTGTGACAAGTAACCGTGACGCCGCGCCACAAAACCATGAAGTACGATTTTGTGGCGCGCGCTCTTTTGTCAGATGCAGAAGAGCCTTACGGGCAACTAACAACGCTGCGTAATATTAGACGTTGTTTATTTGGGCTTATTCGCTGCTATTCACGGTTATGCACTGTTCCGACCTCGTTCCCGTATGGGTTTCGGAAGTGAGCAAGGAGCGCAGGGCGCACCAGCCGTCGAGGTTTCAATACGCAGCAGCCTAGCGCGCCTGGATGATCATCATCGCTGCTGAAGCCATCGGCGCCCAGGCATCTATGGATGGGAGGGTGGATTGAGGCAGGAGCTCAAAATTTAGCTGCTAAATCAGCTCGGCTTCTTCAACTGCGAGAATGGAGGGCGCTGACATGCGTTACAGCGTTGGCCCAGCGTTTTTCTTGATGCGTCGAGGCATTGGTAGCACATTGCCATCTTTCCCTTTCAACTCGCCCAAAGCAACTGCCAAACCGAGCTCAAATTGCTCAAGTGCGCGACGCTTCTCCGGTAGCGCAGCCTCAGCATTGTTCCGATAATGCTTGGAGACAACCCCTGTTTGGCCATGCGCCTGCAGAAGGTCAGACAGGCGATCATCAACACCGCACCGCTGCATAAGCTGGGTGCAAGTACGGCGCAGGTCACGGGGCGAGAAGGACGACATCCGAACTCCGTCGACCACAGCATGCTTGGAATCCATCCAATCCGCTATCGCATGGGTCGGACTACTGATAACGAAAGGCTGCTTGCCGTGGGTAGTCCATGGCCATTGATGGTCACCGCTGATTTCAAGCACCCGCCGCATGATCGAGATCGCACGATCCGAAAGCGGGACGAGGTGCGGCCGGCTCAAGGTTTGCCCGCCCCTGCCCTTCCGGTGAACGAGCAGAACAGTGCCCTCGTCCAGGTCGTAGTCAGCCCATGTGGTTTCGATGATGTTCTTGATGCGCTGGCCACCAGTCGCGATTACGAACTTGAACAGCAACGCCATTACCGGACCAATGCCTTCTGTGCTCTCGATCGTCTGCCAAAAGTGCTTCAGCTCCGCATCCGAAAGGGCCCGCTCGACAGGAGCGGAGACCTTCTCCACCTTCACCATTGCGGCCGGGTTGATCTCAAGGCTATAGACCTTGTCGTTTGAGCGCCCTACGACGCTCTCGACCGTAAGGCCATGATTGAAAGCCGCGACAAGGAAAGAACGCATCCGATCGGCCTGGACCTTGGAGCCGCGATTCCAGATCGGGTTGAGGATCGTGAGGATATGCTCTGATCGAATGTCCCGGGCCTTCATCAGCATGATGTCGGGATGGGGGGTTGCCAGGTTGCTCTTGAACAAGCGCTCCAGCTCTTTCACAACGCCTATGGTCGCCTTGGCCCGGCGTGACTCGATGTAATCTAAGAAAAGGTCATGGAAGCTGCCGCGGGCTGCGTCTATCTCAGCCAAGCGCAAGCGCTCAAGCCTCTCTTGTTCCATCCGCGCAGCCGCGTTCTCTTGCTCGATCTCGACTGCAGCCTTCTGTTCAGCAACATACGCCAGGTACTTGGCCAGGCCTCCCGCAGCCGCGGCCTCAACAGAGATACGCATCGCCTCGGCCCGGATTCCATCAAGGGTATGCTCACCTGTCCCTACACGGGGCTTCTTGGAGAGCGTCCCAAGCACCAGCCTCTTATCGCTGTCAGGTGTGCGCTCTCGGTAATAGGCCTGGATTGCACCTGATGCTTTGCGCTCGAGAAGCAGAGTACCTCTTCCACGAGAACCCACCGGCTCAGACTGTCGGGTTTTTACGGCGTATGCCTCCATCTCAGTCATGCGCGTGCGTCTAGCCATTTTTCCCCGTTGCCTCCACGTTTTCCCCGTTCGATCCCCGTTTTCGATGCAAAGGTACGCTATCGGGTGAAACATAGAAAGACATCAAACCGGCACTATGCTGGGCTTCAGCTGGCAATCACGGCATCCCATGAGAATCTGTGACTTCCAGAAAACCATCAGAGCAAACGGCTTGTAATCAGTAGGTCCCGGGTTCGATTCCTGGTGCCGGCACCATATAAATCAAGGGCTTGCAGCAATGCAGGCCCTTTTTTTACGCCTTGCACGTACCAATGCACGTACCAAGCGCTATCTTTTTGATCGGCCTAGAAGGCCAGCCGGTTGGGGGGTTTTGAGTGAGACAGGAAGAGTCTATTCACCTCGAGCGCTGCCCACACTGCAGCGTTGCCAAGCCCAACCTGTTAAGCGCCGGTCGCTTCCAGACGCAAAATGCCAGCGGCAGGGTGCGTCGCAGCTGGGCTTGTTACTACTGCAAAACCTGTGGCGGAGCTTTAATGACCGCTGCATATCCTGACGGAAGTCAATACCCCGAAATTCATGACCTGTGGCCGACGCAGGCTTCTGTCGATGCAGCTGTACCAGGACGAGCCAGGCATTACTTGGAGCAAGCAATCTCCAGCATCCATGCACCGTCCGGGGCAGTCATGCTGGCGGCGTCAGCTGTCGACGCGATGCTTAAGGACAAGGGCTTCAAACAAGGCACTTTGCATGGCCGAATCAATGATGCTGCCAAGCAGCACCTCATTACGGAAGAGATGGCAGCCTGGGCGCACGAGGTCCGACTGGATGCAAACGACGAGCGGCACGCTGACGAAGAGGCGGATCTGCCAAGCACCGATGATGCAGAGCGCGTCATCGAATTCGTACTTGCCTTAGCCCAGTTCCTGTACGTGCTCCCCAGCCGAGTGGAAAGGGGACGACGAAAGTAAGGCTCCTTACGCGCATGCGCGCTCGCGCTTAACCCCTCGAACGTCATGGTACTGGCACGCCTAAAAAAAAGAGTAATCTCAGTAATCTTGACCGTTTTATCTCTCGCAGCCGTTGATTTTCGCGGGCTCAGCGCAGATCCAGAAAGTAATTTTTAAGTAACCTATAAGTAATCAGATTACTCTTACTTTGGGTGATATT